TTATTTCAGTCTCCCAGTTCGGCACGTACATAGCCCATTGTCGTCAACGTGGAACCATATGGTGCCGTCCTTTCTTGTGGATACAACTTTACGGAAGTTTCCCTTCTGATTCACCTCAAAACCAACAGGCACATGCCTAGCGTAGTAGTCGCCGCACGTTTCTTCGTCTCCAGCTCTCGCCGATATAACCACGAGATCGAGAAGTTGGTTTTGTTGGAGTAGTTTTGGACAATAGCCGGAAGCATGGCCGTGATGGGGCGCTACGAGAAAGTTAATACCGGCCAAAGTACTGGCCCATCCAATCTTAAGAAGCTGTTCCCAGCCAAGTGTTTCCACATCACCGCCAAATAGCCATTGCCACTTCTGTTCCTTGCCATAAGTAACTTGGACTGATACGACGAGACTAGAGTTATTGACAAATGATGCTCTAATCTGCTTCGCTTCCTCGGGAGTAAGGCCAAAGATAAGAACATCGACTCCCCATGAGGGCTGTGCTTGAAGTACCGTACGATCACAACCATCGAGCATAGCGGCACAAGTCTTGAAAGCTTTCGTCTGAGAATTCACGGGCTGAACCTCTCTCCATTGGTATTGTCGGCCCCAGACACGGGCGGGACGTAATGGGGTCTTGCCGAGAATCATCTGAGCCACGGTGGGTGTTCCGAAGAGGTTATCGATATCTTCAATATGATCGTTGTGCGGATGCGTAATAACGAGTCCGGCAAGAGGCTTACCATCAAAAGGCCTAAGGGAAATGTTATCGCGTATCCAGCTAGCAGGCGAGAAGCCTGAAGAATGTCGGCCGCAATCTATCATCAAGCCGTGTCCTGTGGGCGTTACGACAAGGCCGGCAAACCCGTGATCTACGTCAAAGATGAAAACGTCCATGCTCATGGACAATTCTCCTCCATTCTTGCTTGAGTCGACGGGCCCTCGCCTGCACCATGTTGCCTCTCGGCCAAGTACTCGAGCGCCGAGTAGTAGACAACCCTCCTCGACAGCTCGAAGAAGTACTGGCCGCGCAAGAAACAAAGGACACCGACGAGGCCTGATACGATGCAAAGCGCACCAAGTTGCCCTTTGCATAATTGAACCCCAAGAGGTAGCCCAACCGCCCCAGCGAAACCTAGTATCGTGGCCATCCCACAAAGAAGCGACAACGACCTGTTGAGATCCGCCCGGGCAAGAAATACTGAGTAATTAGGTATACGATTCCATACCAGCGAGAACGCCAGGTCGAAGCGAGCCTTCCTAAACTCCTTGGGCGAGAGCTGCAGTGCATAGTGCTCCCTCAGCGCAGCCTCTAGCCGACCACTCTCTGCGGGCGACATCTTGTCCCATACATCTTTCTTGGCCCGGAACCGACCTACTATATGCTTGGATAGCCCCGATACCACCTCACCGGCAACGTATGCAACTACTACCAGCACTGCGGCCGATGCCCATGAGGTGGTCCCGGCAATGAAGTTCCAGACAGGCCGGCAGACCAAGCCAGCCAGGAGCAACGCAAGGGTCCCCGGGAAGAGGATGGCGAAGAAGTCATACACGTTGAAGGGGGTCTTCACCCAGCCCCCTCCTCCCTGGTCAGGGATGGAACACCGTTCATCACCGTCCACCATTCGCCATTATCGCGCAGTCTCCTCCAACGGGGGTCGGGGAAGACAAGCGGGTCGGCGAATATCCGAGAGTGCTTGACCTCCGGCCATAGATAAAGAAACAGGGCCTCCGCTCGGTGAGCGGAGGCCCTTCAGTCGGTGATCGGGCCGGGCTACTTCCCCGCCACGTTCTTCCCCGTCGACCAGGCACCGGCCGCGGCCAGGCCCAGCGCCAAGCCCAGGATAACCGCCTGGTACCAGGGCGTCGCGTTCCAGAACGTGTACGCCAGGCCCAGGAGCAGCCCCAGGAGCACGGCTAGCAGGCCCGCGAACTTCGACGGGAAGCCCGCCGCCTTGATGAGCTGGACGACGGCGACGATGAGACCCAGGGCGCCAACGCCCGCTATCAGCTCGATGTCCATCTCTGTGTCACCTCCCTTCGGCGTGACTGCGATACAAGGATCAGCTCAGCACTGCCCGCCCGTCCACCGCGCAGGCCGGGGCCGCACATCGGCGTGAACGTGGGCGGGGTAAACGCCGATGCCCCCGAAGCCTGCCTTCTCACAGAGCGCGGCGAGCGCGGCCGGCCTACAGGACTTGATGTCGGCGGCCTCGCCCTTGAGGTGGCAAGAGTCGGGCGCGCCGCCGACCTCACGGTTGTGCTCAGGGGTGCGGTAGCCCGACGTGATGTCGATCGGGCCGCCGTCCAGGGCGCGCACGGCCTCGAGGCGGGCGACGAGCAGCGGGTGCACCATGACCTCGTGGGTCGTCGGGTCCTCGAGCTCGCGGAGGCTGAAATGCGGCGAAAGCTGGACGTGATTGAGCGCCGATGGGACGGCCGCGGCGGGGTCCCCCAGCAACGGGCCGGCAGTCAGGTAGCACGGCAGCGCCCGCGCACCGCCGAAAAGCACCTTGCCATCCCAGGCGATGGTCGCCGACCCGCCGCCGTCAAGCGCCATGGCGTCGAGACAGGCCAGCTTGTCCCGCAGGACCTCGGCCAGGCCTTGGAGGCTGAGCGCGGCGGCCACCAGGGCGACGACCATGCCGTCGGCGCGGATGCCCACCGCCGCTCTGGCCAGGCGCGCATCGGGGCGCAGGCCGCTGTACTTGCCCTGGGTGTGGGAGTTGCGCCAGACGACGCTGCCGCCGGCGAGCAGCACCGGGCCGCCGCCGACCACGAGCTCGGCCCCCGGCGGGTCGACCGCCACTGGCAGGATGGCTGCCCGGCCGCCGATCACCGCCAGGGCCGGCCGGCCCGCGGGCTGCCAGCCCCATTGCCCACTACTGCCACGCAGCAAGCCGCACAGGGCGCCGCTCTTGGGGTCGTAGAACGTGGCGGTCATGACGAGGCGGGCGCCAGCCGGGCCGACCGCCTTCGCCGCCACCATCGGCCCCCCAGGGGGCACGAACGCGCCGAGGTCGCTCGGTGCCGCCTCGGCGGCCCAGCAACGCGAGCCGGCCGCGGTGAACTCGGGGAGGAGCTTGGTCAACGTCATACACCTCTCCCTTGGATTCGCGTTACCCCGTCCTCGCCCGGGCCAGCAGTTCGGCCAGCTGTTCGCCCTGGCGGGCGGAGGTCTCGACCAACCGTTCCCGCAGTTCCTGGACGCACGAACTCATCTGGTTCAGGGCGCGCGTGTTGTTGTCGACGACAGCCGTCAGCGCCGCATCCTGGCCCTTGCCGTTGCGCCGGTCGAGGACCCTTGGAAGTACCAGGCCCAGCACGAAAAACAGACCGCCCAGGGCGAAAATGGCCAGGCCGTAGTCGGCCAGACCGGCGTTCGGCACGGCTGATCGCCTCCCCTCAACGTCGAAGGCCGCCCGTCCTGGGCGGCCCGATCAGGCATACTCGCGGGGATATTACACGCAGAATAACCGCGCATCCCACACCGGGCGCGGGCGCTTGACTAGGCGCCTTCCAGGAGCCCTACTCGCTCCTCCAGGCTGTCCATCCGCTTCGCGATGCCCTTCTCACCCGGATTGCCACCCGTGCCAGTTGCTCTTTCGAGCGCCTCCACTCGTCCCCCCAACGGGTCGGGCGGTATGTACTGATACTCATACCAGACCTCTCCCGTTGCAAGGTCCCCCATGAGTTGTGCCCGCTGGCCGGCTACGGCCTCGGGGGCGGGTAGTTGCGCCAGTTCTATTCCCCGCGCCCGCTCTCCTGGAGTGAGGATGTCGGGGCGATGATGGATGGAGCAGTAGCCTCCAGGACCGGGAAAGACGATGATCACGGCAGTCCCTCCTCTAACTAGTCAGCTTCCCGACCTTGCCGGCGCTGCCGCCGTAGTAGATGAAACCATCAAGCGCAGCCAGGCCATACATGGTGCTGCTACAGTCACCAGACGCAGCCGCCTTGGCCAAGTCACCAGCGTTTAGTTTCCAGGCGCTGGAGGTTGCATAGTCAGTGCGGTAGACGAAACCATCGCGAACAGTCAGGGCACGGACATAGCCGCCTTCGACGGACTGGCCAACCGTGTTCATGAAGGCAGGGTCGATCTTATAGACCGGCTCCGTTGCGCTGACGTAGTGGCCGCCGCTGTGGTAGATGTAACCGCCAAGAACAGCCAAGGCACGGATGTAGCCGCCGAAATTCGCGGACTCGTCGACTTTGACCAAATTGCTGGCGTTGAGCTTCCAAACCCTCTCGGTTATGCCGCCACTGCAGTAGACGTAGCCGTTGAGAGCGGCCAAGCACCAGATGTCGTCGTCACAAGCGGCGGATATAGCAACTGTAACTAGGTTGCTGGCATTTAACTTCCATACTTTTTGTTGTCCGCCACCGCCGCAGTAGATGTAGCCGTCAAGCACAGCTAAAGCGAGGATGGTGCCGCCGTAGTCGGCGGACTCAGCAACCTTACTCATGTCGGCAGGGTTGATCTTCCAGACTTTCTCTGTTGTCTGACCGCCGCAGTAGATGTAGCCGTCAAGCACAGCTAGGGCGCAGATGGTGCCGCCGTAGTCGGCGGACTCGGCAACTTTACTCATGTCGGCGGGGTTGATCTTCCATACTGTCCGTGTTGTGGCGCCGGCGCAGTAAATGAAACCATCAAGAGCAGCCAAGGCGAAGATGATGCCACCATAAGCGGCGGACTCGGCGACCTTGACAAGTCGACGGCGCGTGGCCACTGCGGGCATGACAAGTATACCCATTTCTCATCCCCCCAGGTCGCCGAGCAGGTTCCACGTGTTCACGGCGGTCTTGAGAAGCCCCACGACGCTATACTGGACGTAGGTTTTGACCAGACCGCCCCCGGATTGCAGTGTAACGCCGGCCGCAGGACTGACGGTCACCTGGCCCGCGCCCTTTTGGCGGACGAGGATCTGGGTACCGATAGGGAACGCCACGCTAGCGTTCGCCGGGACCGTAAGCGTCTGGGCGGTGGCTTTGTTCATGTCGATCAGCTTACCATCATCGGCGATGACCAGTGCGTAGGTATCGCCAATTTGTTCGTTGAACGAAAGATATTTCGGCGCGTCCACGTAATTCTTGGTCGCCGCATCGCCCGCCGCTGACGGGTCGGCGAATGCCGCCCTGCCGCTCGCATCTCGAACCACCATCTTGCTGGCGGTAGCCGTGGCGACGGCCCCATGGGCCGTGGTCAGCGCGGCGTGGGTATCAACCTGTCCCTTGGTCACCATGTCGTCGGCCGCGGCGCCGTCCGCAACCTTGGCCCGCCCCGCCGCGTCGCGGACGATGATGCGGCTGGGGGTGGCGGCCGAGGTGGCCGAGTGCACCGTGGTCAGGGCCGCATGTGCATTCAGGTCGGTCTGCACCGCATCTGCCTGCGCTTTCTGGGCGATGTCGTCCACCGCTGAGGGAGCAACAACCTTGGCCCGCCCCGCCGCGTCGCGGACGATGATGCGGCTGGGGGTGGCGGCCGAGGTGGCCGAGTGCACCGTGGTCAGGGCCGCATGTGCATTCAGGTCCTCGTTCGCTTCGTCATATTGTGTCTCCGCATGGTTGAGCCGCTCCGCCGAAATGCCTGGCGCGCCGCCGTTTTGCCAGGCCGGGTCGTTCTTCGTGTAACCCACGACAGCCCCTCCCCACTATACAGCCCGGCTGATGGTGTCGGTCCTGACGATCTGCAAGCTCTCGAGCTCAGTCTTCAGGTGCGACCATAGTACGCGGGCGATCAGGATGCCCGTGTTGGGCGCCGAAGTCGCGCCAGGGCCGGCAAACACGCCGATCTCCTCGATCTGGCCGTTGGCCTCAAATGGCGCGACGTAGCAGGTGGTCTGCACCTGGCCAGGTCCGTTGACCTCCTGTTTGGTCACCGCCTTGCGGGATGTCTCTGCGCCGAGTTGAGTGTCGCCGTTGGCCGGGGGCGTGCTCGACGACCCCAGGGCGATGTAGGCGATGGCCGTCGGCGGCACCACGTCGCCGGTCAGCAGGTCGCGCATGTAGTTCAGGCCAACATCGGTGATCAGGTTAGGCACGCTGATGACCCGCCGCCGATTCGCCGTTACGATCTCAATCTCGAAGGTGCCCGTCCATAGCAGACCCATGGACTCCAGCCTCCTCAAGATTGTCACCCGGCTCACCTCCTGTCAGCACGGGTACAAGATTGTCGACGGATAGAGCGTCTCCGACGCTACCGGGCACGCAAAAACGCTGACGGGCGTGGCCTCGGTCCAGCCGTACTCCTCCGAGGTCTGCACCAGGCGGATCAGCACCTGGTCCTCGCGGATGTTCTCGCGGACGACGAACGCCTGGCCGCGAGTGGCCAAGGTCTTGAAAAACTGCACCCACCCACCGACTGCCTCGCCGCCGACGGCCTTCACATCCCAGCGCCACAGACCCCCACCGGCGGCGGCAAGCTCGACGCTCTCGACCAAGAAGTCGCCGACCAAGGCGCGCTCGGACAGGGTAACCTCCAGGAGCTGGCCAGGGCGCAGGCCGGGCTCGAAGGTGTTGAACATGATGGTGCGCGACAATTTGGCGTAGCGCCGCAACTTGGCGTTGGCCGACTGTATCGCGGCGTCGAGGCTGCCAAGGTACGGCTCGTCCTCGGCAGCCTCGTAGTAGCCGGTGCCGCCCTCGGCGACCTTGCGCTCGTCGATGGCCGCTTCATCTGTGCTCAGCACCACGATGTCGAACCATCCCTGGTAGGTCACCTCCAGGGTGTCGGCGGCGCCCAAGGGCGTTCCGGCCCCGTCCTGGGTGAGGATGGGGTCGCCCTTGTTCCAGTACCAGTCGCAGCCGGTCTCAGCGCCCTTGATACCGATGGTCTGGGGCGCGCTGTTGACCGTGACCGTCGGCTGGGTGGCCATCGGGAACCCTACCACGAACGTCCTGGTCAGGCCGTCCCCCTTGAAACTCTCCACCTGGGAGTCGGTGAGGTCCTTGCCAGCCCTGATGTACTGACGGTTCCTGTAACCCTCGCGACCATCGATGACGACCAGGTCATTGACCAGGTCGTCGTCGTCGAGCGCCCAGGGCGCCTCGTAAGTCGCACGTTCGACGAAGTGCAGGACCTTCCCGGCGTCGATCCACCAAGCGAAGCCGGCCTTCTCGGCCAGCGAGTCCAAAACGTTGGTGGCCGGCACGTAGTTGAAGACGGCCTCGACGACCTGGGGGCCGTCCTGGATGGTGGACGGCGCGCCCTCGGTGACGCCCTCGGCGCCCAGGTACTTGGTGACGAGGTCGCGCACGATGTCGCCGGCGAGGGTCGCCTGGTACGCCTCGCTTACGATGCGGCGGTCGCAGAGCTGGTGCCAATCACAGCACTCAACGCCCAACACGCGGCAAGGCTTGGCCACGCCCGGGCGGCGGCGCTCGATGCGGTCGATACTGCCGCCGAACACCGCCGCGCCGTCGAGGGTCAGCTCGACGACCTGGCCGGGCTGCAGCGCGAGCGTGCCGTCGAGATCGCTGACCACAAAGCGCGCTGTGGAGCGCTCGCCCACGGCGTCCTGGACGCTGAGGGTGGCGAGGTCGACGACGTCGGTCCTGTCGGCGCCGGCGATCATCACCCGCATCGCGCTCACGCCGGCACCCCCTTCAGGCGCAGCTCGCGCACCAGGTGCGGCGCGGTCATGCGAGCGATGACCCGCCCGTCGAGCTCAACGATCATCGTGACCGGCCCCGCCTGCAGCGGCGCCACGGCCTGGCGGATGATGCCCAGGAGGTCGCCCAGGGGCGCCACGACCTCGGGCCGCGCCCGCGGCGTCTCGGCGATCCAGGCCAGGGTGGGGCTGTTGAGGATGCCGCCGGCGGCGTATGCCGGCACTTCGTCCGACCATTGGGCGACCTTGTTCGCGGCAAACATGGACTCGGCGACGGACAGGTCCACGCCCTGCCTCGTGGCGATGGCGGCGATCTCGGCCTGCTCGTCGGCGGAGTACTCGCGCTTCGCCTGTCGCGGGATGTCAAGCCAGACGTTTTTGCCGCCGGCGCCCTCGACCAACAGCCTCACCCGGTCGCCCTGGATCACCAGGTCCTTGAGCGCCCCGACTTGCTTTTCGAGCGCCTCGGTCGTCGCGGTCGTCGCTATTTGGAACTCAGCCTGCTCGATCTTGAGGCTCAGCAGCTCGAGACGGAGCTTGCGCGCCTCCTCCGAGTCGGCCCCAAACGCCTGCTCGACGAGCCTGAGCTTGGCCTCGAGGTCGGGGATGGCGGCGGCAAGCTCCTGGAGGCGCTCCTGCTGGTACGCGAGCTCCCGGGTGAGCTTGGCGGTCTCGGTCGCCGTCGTGCCCACGGTGAGCTGCCAGAGTTTGAACGCCAGCTCGGCCTCGCTGCCGAGGTAGTCGAGGGTGGCCAGTGTGGCGTCGACCGCCTTTTTAACCTCTTCGGGGATGAGCTTGAACACGCTCGCCGCCCGCAGGGCCGCCTCCCGCGCGGGTGCCTCCCAGCGCCCCATGAGCTGGAGCATGCGGTCGAACTCGAAGCTGGCCGTGTCCGCCATGTCAGTGAGGGCCTGCTCGATGTGCGACGGGCTGTGGATCCCCATCGCGTCCTTGAAGCCCTGCCAGATGCCCGAACCCAGGTTCGAGGCCCAGGACGCGAGCTGCGCGGGCAGGCCGCAGATGTACTCCCAGATGCGGCCCGGCAGCTCGCGGAAAAAGCCCAGGGTGGCGGTGATGGCGGCGACCGCGCCCTCCTTGATCGCGTCCCAGTTTCTGACAACTGCGAGGACGATAGGGCCGAGGGGGCCCGCCAGGGCAGCCAGGAGGTACGGCCCCCACTCTCTAAAGAAGGCCTTGAACGCCACCCACGCGCCGGCAAACCAATCGGCGAAGGCGGCCCACGCGCCCTTGAGCCAGTCAACAACACCGGCGGTGACCTCGCGGATGTGGCCCCAGTCGTTCGTCCACGCCGTCGCCACCAGGGTCACCACGGCGGTCAGGGCAAGCAGGGCCCAGCCGATGGGGCCCATGCCCACAAAGACGGACTGGATGCCCGCCAGAACGCGAGCCAGGGCAGGTATCAGGCTCTTGGTCATGATGCCCGACAAGATCGCCTTCGCCGCGCTGACGACCACCACCGTCTGGGCGAGAAGGCCGAGCACGACGAGGACCGGGCCGGCGGCGGCAGCCACGCCGGCCAGCACGAGGATGGTCTTTTTGGTGCCCTCGTCAAGCTCGGCGAACTCGACGACGAGCGGCTTGACATAGTTATTGATCAGATCAAGCAGGACGGGCGTCAGCACGCCGCCTACCGCTATCGACAAATTGGCGAGTTCGCTTTTCAGCTGCGCGAACTGAAAGCCCGCGGTCTCGCTCACCCTCGCGAAGGCTTCGGCGAGCGTGCCCTGGGAGTTCGTGATCTTGCGCGTTACCTCATCAAAGGCGCCGGCCTGCGACCCGGCGGTGCCGAGCACGCCGGCCAGGGCGCGGACGTTCGGGATGACCAAGGCCAGGCCCTCTTCATTGCCTTTGAACGCCGCCACCAAGTCGATCAAGGTGGCGGTGAGCCCCTTCTCTTTGATGGAGATACGCAGGTCCTCGACCGTCAGCCCCACCGTCGCCAGGGCCTCGCCGGCCTCCTTGGACGGCTTCAGGATCGTGGTCAGCACGCCGCGGAGCGCCGTGGTCGCCTCTTCGGCGTCGACCCCCAGGCGCGTGAAGGTCGCGATGAATCCGTTCACGTCGGCAAACGACACGCCCACCTGGGCTGAGATGCCGATCACGCGGCCCAGCGAGCCTGAGAGGGCATCGGCCTCCATGTTGCCCTCGCGCACAGCGGCGACGAGGATGTCCGCCGCCTCGCCGGCGCTGAGGTTCTCGGCGCCGTAGGCCGCCATGGCGGCGGTGAGGGTGCGGGCGATGGTGGTCGCGTCGCCGAGCCCGACCGCGGCCGCCTGGCCCGACGCCCTCACGACGTCGAGGGCCTCGGCGCCGCGCAGGCCGGCCGAGGTGACGGCGTACAGGGCCTCCGCCAGCGCCTGCGGCGTCTGACCGACCGCCGGCGCCAGCGCGCGCAGCGAGTCGGCCCACTCGTTCATCTGCCCCTCGGCCACGCCGGCGAGAGTCACCAGGCGAGTCATCGTGGTTTCAAAGTCGGTCGACAGCTTGACGGCCGCACCCGCCGCTAGGGTCAGGGGCAGGGTCACCGTCATCGAGAGCTGCTTTCCAGCCTGGGTCATGCGCTTGCCGATGTCGTTGAAGCCTTTAAGTAGCTTGTCCTCGGTGGTCTTGATCGAGGCCTCGGCGCTGCGCAGGCCCTGATCGAACTTGTCCAGGCTTATGCCGAGCTCGGCCCATATGGTGCCCAGAGACGACATGGCAAGCCCTCCCAGGCGGAAGGTGGAGCGACCACGCACGGAGAACTGCCTGCGCTGGAGGTGATACACCATGAAGCGACCGATCAGGAAGGTGTTGCCGACCTTGCTCTTGCTCCTGACCGTGGCCGTGGCGGCGGGGTGCAGCTCGGCGCCCACGGCCACAAGTGAACCGACCAAGAAGCCAAAGATCGCCACGGTCGAGGACATCGTGAACGCCTTCGAGAACTCCGGCATCCCTATTGCGTGGGTCGAGGTCTACACAGCCGAGACGGACCCGAACGAACTGTTAGGACGGCCTGGCCAGTACATAGCCAAGGCCAACTGGGCAGATGACCGCCTGGAGCAGAGCGGAGGAGACCCCAGGGGAGGCACGGTGGAGCTGTTCAAGTCCCAAGGTGATTTGCGGAAGCGCAAGGAGTATATAGAGACCGTGATCCAGGCCTTTCCACCCTTGGCGGAGTATATCTACGCCAAGGGCAACGCACTCTTGCGCCTCGACCACGGACTCACGCCGGCTCAGGCCGCCGAATATCAAGAGGTTTTCGAGAGCCTTGACTTCTAGGCCGCCCATCTCACAGGATGTCCCCGAACCCTGAGCCGGCGTTCGGTGGGCGACCTCCGTTGTCGCCAGCCTGCAAGACGATCAGCGCCGCTTCGTCCACCCAGAAACGCTCGAGCCCCGTCAGGCCCACGAGGTACTCTGACGGGGCTCGATTCCACCTCGCCGCCACCGCGACCAGGCGGCGGAAACCGTCACTCGCCGCGAAAGGACTGCAACTCCTCGACCTTGCCAGCAACGGCGGTGAAAATCGCCATCTCCTGGGGCAACGTCAGGGGCACGATGGCGGTGATCTCGTCAAACGTGGGCTGCACCAGCGCCTCGCGCGCGACGGCACCGAGGACGGGCAGGAGCTTCTCCAAGGGCGGCATGGCGACAGCGGTAACGTTGGGCGCCGCCCCGCCCTGGGCCGCCGCCAGCAACGGGTTGCCGATGCCCGATGCCAGCAGGTGCGGCGTCAGGTCGATGTGCCGCACCATCACACGCAGGGTCGTGCCGCGCCGGAAGCCGGGGATCTCGATCACCTCGGGCTCTGCCTGCGCGCGGATCTCGTCCAGGGTGCTGGCGGGAGCGATCGCGGGCTGGTCGATGTTCGCCACCTCATTTCACGCAAAATATCCGCCGCCCCGCGACGCCGCCTACTGCAGCTCGGCCGGCAGCTCGGCGACGAACTCCTTGCGGTACACGCCGCCCGACGTGGACGGGTTTTCGGCGCACCACAAGGCGAGCTCGGGGGTGCTCCATTCAGCGTCTGAATGAGTCACGTTGCCCACGCGCCCGCGCGCGAACGCGAAGGTATACAGCAAGTAACCCTCGAGCTCGCCGCGGCTGCCGTGTGACTGGGCGTAGAGCTCGACCTGGAACACGGGCGGCGACTGCTGGTCCTCGATGGTCGGAGCTTCCCAGCCGGTGATGCGGGTGTCTTCCTCCTCGCCCTCGACGACCTCGATGAGCGTGCCGCCACCGATGAGGACCAAGGCCTGGGCGTCGAACCTGGCGTCCTTGACGCCCAGGTTGACGCCGACGACGGTGTCAGGATCCTTGACGTAGGTCAGGACCTTGTCGCCGCCCCTGAGCTCGCCGGCCTTGCCGCCGACGACCTCCGCCTCGACACTCACCTCCTGGGCGGTTTTGATGCCGTAGCGCGTCGGGCCGACGGGCATCGTGCCGTCGGAGTTCAGGCCCGTAATCACGAGCCCCCGCACGCCACGGATGTAACCCCTCTTGTTCTGGGCCAACTGGGCCATCTATCGCGCCTCCCTCTTCCTACTTTTAGGCCGCGGCCGCCGCGCCGGCGGCGCGACCACGGCCGGCTGCGATTCGACGTACCTTGCACGCTCCAGGGCGGCGGCCAGGCCGGCGGGCATCGGCGGCGCGTCCGCGCCCGCGACCAGCCGGTACTCCGTGCCGTCGGGGCCGCGAATCAGCCTGCTGACCAGCGCCCTCATCGCTATACCTCGAACGCGCCGACGGTGACCGACGTGACGGCCGAGTAGGTCACCGCCACGCGGCCTGACGAGTTGTTGAAGCGGCGTGGGTCGAAGGGGCCAACGAGCCGTTCCGCGCCGGCGGGGACGCTGACCGCGACGTTGTGGTCCACGCCCTGAGAGCAAGGCTGAACCGAGTCGATGGTCGCCGTGATCGGCGCCGCGCTCGCGTTGTTGATATGGAAAAACACGCGGCCGCCGTTGGCGAACTGGTCGCCGTCCTCGTCCGCCGCCACCAGGCTGGGGCTCAACCCCGCCGGGACGATCTTCTGAACCGCAAGGGTCGCCACGCTCATCCGCCCCTCTCGTTCAGGATGGCCGCCTCGAAGGTGACCAGGCGGCCGATGAGACTCAGCTCCTCGTCCACGAAGTCCCCGCCGCCGGGGACCCAGTCGAGCCTATACCGCCCCGGCGACGCCTCGTGGCTGTCCTCGACCTCGACGCCGTGCAGGGCGGTGATGACCGCCGCCTCCAAGGCGTCCAGGGCCACAAACGATGCGGGATCGTCGTACAGCCGCACCTCGACCGGCTGGGTGCCGGCGTAGGTGATGGCCGCGCTGCCCCGGGCACCTGGGACCTTGACCGTGACGTACGGCTTGGCGGCGTTGGGCGGCGCGACGAACGCCTGGTAGGCGCGGCCGCCCAGCGTGCTCACCTGGCCGCGGAGCCGCTCGATGACCGCCCGCCGCAGCATCGGCCTACTCCCCCTCCCACAGGCGCTTGTAGGTCTGGTAAATCTCCGGCACCGCCGCGTCCAAGGTCGGCTTCAAAATCGCGTACTTGCCATCGCGCGCGAGCTCCAGAAACACGCCGTAGCTCATGGTATGGCCAAGCGCGATGAGCACCTTGCTGCCCGCCACATACGTCGAGCCGGTGAGGCCCCCGCGCGCGTGGCCGGTATCGTCCACCCATGGCGCGTTGACCTTGGCCTGCGCCTCCAGGGTCCCGGCCCAGACCTGGGCGAGGGCGATGACCTCGGCCCGCCGCCGGGCCGCCCAGTCCCGCAGGTTGCGCGTCACCTCGTCGGCGCCGGGCACGTCAGGCGACCTCCTCCAAAACACAGTGCAGCGCGTAGACCTCGCCCCGCCACAGGCGCGGAGTGACCTGGCGTACCCGGTAGCGCCGCCCCGCGGCCTCGAACGCATCCTCGACGTCGGAGCCAGCTTGGACGTCGGCGTCCCAGGGTGCCAGAAGGCCCAGGGTGGCCAGCCGGGCGCCGGCGGCCTCGGTCAGCAGGACGCGCGGCAGCGTGCCCCGCCCCTGGCCAGTGTAGATGCGCCCGATGAATGGCGCCGGCGCCGACTCCTCCTTGAGCCGGCCGCCGGCGCCGTCGTCCACGAGACTGACCCGCTGAATCGAAACCTCGACCGGATCCTCACTGATCGCCTGCTGGTTTGCCGCGCGCAGCGCCTCCAGGGCCCTCATGTGTCGTACCCCAGCAGGCGGCTGACGTCGGCCGCCGTCGCCGTCGTCCCCAGCACGTCAGGCGGGTCAAGCTCCAGGGCGCGCGAGCCGGCCCCGGCCACCCTGTCGGCGTAGAGCCGTGCCATCGCCAGGCAGTGGTCGCGGTACTCCCCGATGCTCACGAACTTGAGCTTTTGGTCGCCGGCCTGGTTTTCCTCGAGGCCGCCGCGCTCGCTCATCGCGCGGGCAGCCTTGCGCGTCCAGCCCTCGGCGGCGGCCGCCGGGAGGCTCGCGGCCTCGGCCAGGAGCTCGTCGATCTCCGCATCCGAGAAGCGGGTGCTGTCCGCCGTCCCGTTGGTGGGGATGGCCTCATCCAGCGCCCGCCTCAGTGTCGTCCTCAGTTCAACCGTGGGGGTCACGTGTTGTCACCCCCTCTACGCGGGCAGGGTGATCTCTTCGACCGCGTTCGCCGGGCTGGCCACCAGGCCGCGCCGCGCCCGGCCGACGATGGCGTTCTCGATCAACCGCGTGATGTCAGCGCCGCCGGCGTCCACGCGCAGGTCGTGCTTGACGAGTTCGCGGAACCACCTCTGGGGCTCGATGAGGTAGGCCTTGCCGCTGTTGCAGCCGTCGTAGGTGTACGTCTTCTCGCCGACGGTCACCGACCACCCGTCGTAGAAGATCAACGTATCCACCTGCGAAATGGCGGGATAGATCGTCCCGCCAATTTGCATCCGCTGCAAGCACTCCTCGATGTCCCAGCGGTTGGCCGACTGCGTCAGCAGGATCGTCGGGCGCCTGGGCGCCCCGGTGTCGACGTGCTTGTCCTGGCTGGCGTGAATCAACGCCGCCTTGATCGTGTTACGCAACTTCTCGAGCTGCGTCGTGCCCTCGGCGCTCGCCGCCGTCTTGTTCTTCGCGGCGTAGGTATACGCCAAGACGGGGTTCAGGTGCAGGTAATTGAGCAAAGCGTTGTACGCCTCGCCCATGGCGCGGTTGTTCTCGGCAACCTCCCAGGTTTTGTCGTACATTGTCATGTCCTCGGTCCACTGGAAGCCGGCCGTGTACGTGATGATGGGTACCGTGTCCTTCACACCGATTTTGCGTGTGCCGAATTTGACCTCCTCGAGCTCGGCGTGCGCCAGGAAAATGACCCGGGAGCCGATGAACGGGGTCACGTCAACGTGCTCAGTAAAATTGAGGTCCTCCAGCCGGCGGTAGATCGGCTGGTAGAGCAGGGGCACGGTCTCGCGCCCCAATTCCAGGTCGATGACCGTCTTCTGGATGATCGACTCCAGGCCCGCCGGCGTGGTCAACATCTCGCCGATGGGCCGCGCGAAGTCGAAGACCTCCATCTCGCCGGCAATGAGCTTCTTGGGAACGGTGCGCTCCTTGCCGTCGGCGCCGATATACGGCACCGCGGTCTCGATAGTCTGCTTGCGCCTCTCGGCGAGCAGGCCCTCAATGCTGATAATTCGCACAGAACTCACCTCCGTGATTACGTTCTCGCGACAGGCGACCGCCCAGCTACTGGGTGGCTATCAACCCCGCGGTCTCCAGCGCGGCCAGCAAGTCGTTGAAGTCGGCGACGATGCCTGCGACATCGACGGCGGCGCTGTCCGCCTGGTGCACCGCCACGCGCGCGAGGGCGGTGTCGGCGTCGGCCTGTGCGGCATCCGCGTTGGCATCTACTTCGTTGACGGCGACCACCAGGTCGGTCTTGACGGTGGTCGTCAGGTTGGCCAGGATGCCGATACTCGCCAAGGCAGTGTCGGCATCCGCTTGCGCCGCGTCAGCAGCCGCCTGCGCGGTGTCGGCATCCGCCTGAGCTGCATCTGCGTGGCCGTCTACCTCGCTGATGGCACCGACCGCACTGCCCTTCTCGGCGGTCGTGAGGTTCGCCAGCGTGCCAATGCCCGCCAGCGCGGTATCGGCATCCGCTTGCGCCGCGTCGGCGTCTCCCTGCGCCGTGTCGGCGTGGGCATCAACCTCGTTCACGGCCGCCACGCAGGAGCCCTTGGCGGTCGTGGTTAGGGAGTCGAGCTCGCCGACGACGTCGGTTTCGACGCTGCGCATGAGTGCCACGAACCGGAACCAGATGACGTCGTTGGCATCTTTCGCGACCGTCACGACGCCGCAGTACGGGCCGGCGCCGGCCACGGTCGTGAACCGCACGTTGACAGCGTCCCAGTAGACCTTGTCACCGACGGCGAAATTGTCATCGGTGTCGATCTGGGACGTCTCGATCTCCGCGTCGTCGATGGCCAGGACGACCTCCGCGGCCACGAGGCCCGCCGGGACCGTGTTGCCATTGACCGAGGTCACGAGACCGTCGCTGTTTGTAACGATGCCCTGGACGGCCATGCCCAGGACGCCGTCCAGGAGCGCAAACTGGCCCTGAATGATCGTGGTGCTCACCGGCACCGCGACCCTGACGGACTGGCCGTCTGAAACGCGCCTACCCACTCGAGCTCACCTCCAGAATTTACTTGCCGGACCGCGCCGGCTAGATCGCCGCGCGCCGCGCCTTCAGGCCGTTACCGCCGTCCTGTGCGTGGTTGTCGACCAAGGGGCGGATGAGGGGCTCGCGGAACAGCCCCGCGACAGCCTTCTTGACATCGTCGGACCCCAACATCTCGCCGACGGCCTTGCGGATGGCCACTTCATCAGCGTTGTCCGCCACGCGCAGCATCCGCATGACGAGCGGCCGCGCCGTCTCGGCGACGACCATTTCACCGATGACCTTGTTGATCAGCGCCTGGTGCTCGGCCCCCGCCGCCTTGACCTGCGTCTCGTGGGCGGCCTTCGCTGCCACGACCACGTCGGCCGGCTTGGCATCCGCGGCCAGGCCCAGGGCCGCGGCGATCTCGCCAACCGCCTTCGCTTGGGCTTGCAGCCCGGTGTACACCTCGCCGCCGATCTCGGTAGCGAGGTTCGCAAACGTCCAGCCCATCTCGCCGGCCACGACCTTGGCCGACGTGCCCGCCGCCTTCAGGGCGGCAAGGGCGTCCTTCAACGTCACAGGTTCTTTGACAGGATCCACCTTCAGCTCACCTCCAGGATGTTGCGGGGCGCCACCCGGGGCGGCCCCCGCCGTCTCGATGCTGTCCATCTCGCCCAGGGCCACCACGGCCGTCGGCATCCCCGCACGCCCCAGCGGCGTCCAGTCGATACTCAGGGCGTGGTAGTCGACCACCTGGGTCTCGCCACCCGCGGTGGCCAGCGTGGGCGCTCCGAAGATGCTGACGGTGCGCACCGTGCGCGCCCGTATCCAGCGCTTCAGGTCGCTGGCGGCGGCGTCCACCACGCCGCGGAAGTACGCCTTGCCATCACGCCAGGCCGCCCCCACCCAGTGCGTCACTGGGCGCGGGAACTCGTGGGCGACATCCTCCGCCTTCTGGTGGCCCAGGAAGCCGGGCAGACCCTGCTTCATCACCTCGCCCACGATGCGCTGCAGGGCGGCCGGCGTGTAGTTCCAACCGCGCTTCGAGCGCCCGGCTGGGACCTCGACCACGACCTCCAGAGGGTCGGTGTCCCCTGCCTTCAGGGCCGCCAGGTCGACGCCGGCGCCCACGGGCACGTCCTCGACCCGGACCTCGCCGGCGATTGCCGCCGTGAGGCGCACCATCTCGCCGTCCTTGAACGCCACCACCCCCACCCCTTTCCAGGCACGAAAAAACCGCCTCGCGGCGGTCGCTTGGAGCTATATGGCCTCGCTTCTACGCCCTACTTCTGCCCCAGTACCCTGGGCCCCAGCCCAGTCGGCGGCACGACCTCCGTCCCGCCCCGCTGGCTCAGCACCGTGAGCCCCCGCGGGGCGAAGCCGCCGTCAGCCGCGCGAGGCACGAAGCCCCTCGCCTGCGCCGAGTATTTCAGAACCGTTCCGCTCATCCCCGTCACCCCCCTTCTCGCCCAAGATGGTCAGCGACAGCCGCACCTGGGGCGGCTGGCCGGCGCGCTCGAGCACGACCAGGCGGTCGACCCTCACCTCGACAGGGAGGACGTCGAGCGCGTGGCGGATCGCACCGGCGTAGTTGCCGTCGGCGAGGGTCACAAACCGGGACTCATGCGTTGCCCTAACCATCGGCAATTCCATTCCCTTAGGCAGCGGAGGCGTGCCGCGATGCATCCATTGTCCCCCCAAAGTCAGTGCGTTGTCATAGGCGTCGTAACCCTCGGCACGCAGAAAGGGTCAGGCACTATGCCCGGCCCCCTCTACGCAAGACTCAAAGATAGCGCCTATTTTAGGTTCCCTGGAGTGGGCAAGTAGCTTGAAAGATCGCTAAGCAAGTGCTCTGTCCATTGTTCCGGAGTCTTGCTTAGGAACCTGTCGCAGAACTTCTTGCGTCTCTCATGGTACTCGTTCAGGACGGGGCGCAGGTGTTCTCTAAGCTGTTCCAAGGTAGCGCCCGGATAGCGCTGAATGAGCGCTGTCACGTGGCTGCGGGTCATCTGTACCTCACCGTCCAGCCGAGCTGGGTCTTCGGGCATGTTGTCATTCCACCTCCTTTACGAACCGCCCTTTGGCAAGCTCCTTCAGGTACTCCTCGCGCGACGGCGTCGGCTTGAGCCGGTGCTCGAGCGCCCTCACCAGCGGCTCGATCTTTTCGGCAGCCTTCAGCAGCTCCTCGACCTGACCAGCCGCCCCGGGGTCGAGCTTCCCTTCCTGGAGTGCCCCCTTGAGGACGCCCAGATCGCGCCAGCAGTCGTCGACCTGCTCGAGGGCGGCCACCTGGTCGAAGTACGACAGCGCGTGCCACTGCGCGGCCTCGGCGCGCAGGTGCGCGAAGCCCGCGACGACGAGCCGTATCAGGTTGTCGTAGAACTCACGCCGGTCGCCCACCTACATTCACCTCTGCCGCAGGAATAGCTCGGGGAGCAGGTTGCCGAACACGTACCGGCCGGCGCCGCCAGCCGGCGCAAACACGGCGTCGGTCTGGAACCCCGTCCTGATGCCGCCCCAGGTGGCCGAGTACGTCACCCAGACGTAGGGCCTGGAGCCGGGCGCGAGCTGCGGCATCTCGTTCGGCGCGAAAAAGCCGGCGCAGTCCTCGTCCCGATAGCGGTACGTAGCGACCTGGGCCCTGGGGTGCGTGACCGCCGCGCGAACCGCGGCGATGTACTGGTCCTTGGTCGTGCCCGCGGGCCACTGCTGGTCGCCGATGGTGTGCGTCAACCAGTGCTGCGCGTCCGACGGCAGCCTGGTGTTGCGTTCCAAGATCCGCCCTTCGTATCTCAGTCCAGCGAGCTTACCGGCCTTGACCGGCTGGGCACTGAACGGCGCCCCCGCCACGTGGCTGATAACCAGGTTGACCTCGTCAGGGGTCAACTTTGCCTGCTCAGCTATAGCCCGGCTGATGAGCGCGTCCGCCGGCGACCTCGCGCCACCAGGCGGGCCACCCGGGAAGCCGCCACCAGCACCGCCGCCGGCCGGCCCGCCGAAAGCGCCGCCTGGACGCGCCAGGAAGGAGCCCGCGTCACCATTATACCACGCCTCGAGCTCGGGCTGCGACTCCGGGTCGCGCGTCCAGTCCCGCAGGCGCTCGGCCATCGCCTCGGGTGAGTCAAACGCGGGCACCACGTTGCACATGCACTGCGGGTGGGGCCGCTGCGGCTCCTTGCCGCGCGGGTAGAAGCCGGGCTCACCATGCTCCGTCGTGGACGCCATCCTGTCGCACACGTCCCCCAGGGGGTGGCTGCCCGAGAGGCGCCAGTAGATGCCGCGGTAGCCGGGCGTCCCCCGGTTCGCCGCTATCATCCCCTCGTGGAACGCCGCGGTGATCTCGGTCCTGGCCAGCCGCATCGCCTCATAGCTGACGTCGGCCGGCACGCCTAGGCGCAACCGGGTCTCCGCCTTGTGCGCCGTCCACACCCCGGGCTGCAGGTAGCGCTGGGCCTCGCGGGCCATCCGCCGCGAGTCGAGGCCCCGCGCCACACCGTCCTCGACCAGGCGCTGCAGCGCTGTGCGCGCCCGCTGGCTGATGCGCCAGACGCGGTCGGAGAGCGCCAGGCCGTCGGTGCGCGTCCGCGACAGCAGCGCCAGCACCGCGCGCTCGTTGATGCCGGCGAACAGGCGCCGCACGTCGGCGCGCGCGAAGGTCCCGGCCAGGAGGTCCTCGGCCACGCCGGCCGGGCCCGCCACGCCAGCCTCGGCGCCTAGGTAGACGCCCCGGCGGGCGGCCTCCAGGATGCCCTGGTTGAGCTCGAGCGCGCGCTGCTCGAGCGCCTTCGCCAGCGCCGCGAGGTGGCCGCGGCGCAGGGTGCCCGCCGTCAGGCCCTCGATGTCGCGCCGCAGCGACTCGGCGGCGCGCCGGTACACGCGCCGCACCTCGGCGGCGGTGGCCGTCTGGCCCTGGAGGAGGCGCTGGCGGGCGCGCACAAGGGAATCGGCGTAGCTCGCCGACCCCGATAGGCGCTCAAGTTCTTCACGCCTGATGGCGGCCATGGGCTATTTCCCTTGCTGGAGGGCGTCGCAGAAGCCCAGCTTCGGGCGCTCCACAACCCAGGCGGGCACATGCCGCGCCGCAACGCGCCTCCACTGGCGCTTGGTTTCGCCCTCGCCGGCGCGAAAGTGGAAGGGGACCCGCGAGAGGACCTCGACGAGCTCAGGATCGAGGTATGGAAAACGCAGCTCGAGGCCCACGGTCTCCGCACTCAGGAGCAGGGGCTCCAGGTGCGCGCGCCACAGCTGCGCCCAGAAGCAGCCGAACGCGGCCGCCTGGTTCTGGTTAGGGAATCGCCCGCTGGGGTTGGCGTGCCACCAGTAGCCGCCCGCCAGCTCGTCGATGCCGTCGGTGGCCAGGACAAGATCAACGTGTCGCGCAAAAGCCGCCTGGCAAATGAGCCATACCGCCTCGTCGCCAGGGTACAGGACCGGGCGCCTAGCGATGGCCGCCCGCGCCTCGTCGACCACTCCTGCGCCGGGGACAAGGGCGTGATGCTCGATCCCCCACTCCGCCGCCAAGCGCACGGCTGCCACTAGGTCGGGATGCTCGGCCGAGGCGGCGATGGTGAACGCAACCACGTCGGCTTCGCGGCGGGCCAGAGCCAGTAGCAGCGAGGAATCGACGCCGCCGCTGAGGAAGACGCCCACCCGCGGCGCCCCGCCCACGGCCCGTCTGACGGCGCGCTCGACGGCCGCTTCCACCTCGGCGTCGGTCGGCACAGGCCCCCACTTGAAGACAGGCATGTCAAGCGCTTTAGGCTTCTGCATCAGACCACGCTACCTTCTGGCCCGGCTTGAGACCGGCGACTACCCACACACGCCGACCGGCGACCTGCCGGGCCACGATGCGGTAGGCGTTGCCGAGGTGGTCGTACAGCGTGTCTGGAACCTGAGTTGCACCCTCAACCTGCACCACGTGCAGCACGCGCTCGCCGTCACGCAGGTCGTCGACCGTGAACTCGGCCCCCTGCTCGCCGGGCCGGGCGAACAGCGGGCAGTGGTGCAACTCCTCGCGCACCTGGCGGCCCTTGCCCGCCAGGTGGTGAACGTGGTGGATGAGGTATATGAACGGGTCCTGCGCACCAGCGAGGTCGTCCGGCTCAGTGCGCTGCTCCCCGGCAGCACCAGCATCCCCAGGCGGGGGCGGCACCGCCGGCACAGAGGCGGGCGCAGGCTCAAGCCCAGCCCCAGGTTTAACCCCGCTCGGCTCACCCAGCTCCTGCCCGTCCTTCAGCCGCTGGAGCAGGATCAGCCCGCGCGCGACGCGGCGCTGCTCGTCGTCTTCGGCGTCCTTGTCCAGCCAGGACAGCATCGAAGGCATGTACTGGCGCAGGGACTCGGCGGCGGCGTCCAGCGATACCAGGCCCGACTCGACGCCAGTGACCAGGCCCTCGACCAAGGTCTTGATGGTCGTGGCTACCTCGGCGTCGTTTTTCGGGCTGAGTTCGTCCCAGTCGACGTCGACTTGGTAGGTGTCCAGGGGCTGGTTCTCGACCTGGGCGCGCATCGCCAGGTATATGCTGGCGAGTTCGCCGTAGGGGTCCTCGAACAAACCGCGCTTGCGCTGTATCTTGCGCTCCAGGGGAATCATCTGCTCGGAGACGCTCGCCTTCGAGCTCGCCACCGCCGTGCCGAACGCAAATTCGGGGGTCTCCGACACGTCGACGATGCAAAAGAAGAGGAACTTCAGCAGCGTGGTGATGCCCGCGAGGCCGCTGTCGGCGGTGATGAACGAGACGTCCTCTCCCTCGCGCATGAGGAAGAGCTCCTTGTCAGCGAACTTGAGCTTGCCCCCCCTGGTTTCCTCGGCCGGGAAGTTGTCGCTCAGGAACGTCGCGACGTTCTTTAGGGCGAATTTGACCTTGGGCCTGGCGAACAGCTTGGCGCCCTGGGCGCTCATCAACATGATGTCGTGGTACGCCTTCAAGAACGGCTCCACAGGTTCGAGATCGCTGCAGCCGTAGACCAGGTGCTCCTCGGCCTCGTTGCGGACGTGGACCAGAGGGATGAACCCCCAGGGGTTGTCCTGCTTGCTGTTCTGCGCGCGAAGGTCGGCCGGCGCGCGGCCGTCGTACTCGATCTCGCGCGAGTCGGCGCGCAGCGTCTCCTTGACCGTGTACGCCGCCTGCTCACGGCCGTCCGCATCGACGATCCGCATCGGCGAGGTGATCACGACCTCCTGCCAGCCGCCCGTCAGGGGGTCGCGCACGGGCGCCACCCACTCCGGGGGCACCAGCATCAAGTCGAAGACCTCGCGGCCGCGGTCGAACTTGTCAGGCACGCGCACGATGCGGGCGAACACGTCGCCGTCTCTGAGCGCGTTGCGGTTTGCCTGCAGCAGCCGCCCCGTCCAGCGCCTGAACTGCGCCTCCAACGCCTGGTCGGCCTCGGGGTCCGCGTGCGTGAAACTCGGCGCGCCCATGAACCCAGCGGTGGTGTTGACGATGGGCTTCGCGAACCCCGCGCCTAGCTTGTACCCGTCTTCCGTGTTGGCATAGAGGGCACGCGCCAGGGTGTAGTTGACCCGCGTAGAGTTCAGGGTGTAGGGCACCCAGAACTGCCGCCCCCAGGCCATGACGCGGCTGTCGCGCAGGACGGAGATTTCGCCCACCACGCCTGCCGCCACGCGGGCCAGGCGCTGGAGCACGTTGGGGCGCGGGGTGCGCCGCAGGCTAGCCATAAAGCGATGCCCCCTTGAGCCTCTCTCTGGTCACCGGGTCGAGTGGGGCGCCGGCGTCGAGCATCAGCTCGGTTAGCGCCCACACCAGGGCGTCCATGCGGTCGGGCGACACCTCGCCGGGCGTCCAGGTACACATCTGGTCTTCCAGGGCGGCGAAGGTCCCGACGTGGTGCACGCGGCCCTGCTCGTAGAGCGCAGCGATGGGCTCGGCCCGCGTCTGCTTGCCCCTCGCCGCGTGGACCTTGGCATACGACACGTTCGGGTCGACCGTCCTGATCGTGAACTCGACCAGGTCGCCGCCGTTGTTTGCCTCGCCGATGACGCGGTCGGCGCTGAACTTGTTGTAGGCGGTCATTACAGCCTTGGCCCACTCACCGGGCGAGGCCTGCAGCGACAGGTCGTCCAGGACGTAGCCCTGGCCGTCAACGCCGCGGCCAGCGACGACGATGCCCGTCTCGGACGAGTCCTCGTCGCTTGTGGTGGCGGGGTCGACGCCCACGACGATGCGCACCAGGGTAGGGTGCTTGACCGCCCGCAGCTCGTCGATGCGTGCTCGTTTCCACAGCGCCCCCGGCGCGTCGTCGAGCATCTCGCCCTCGAGCTCCTGGCGGCCCAAGCGCGTGCCCTTGTAGCGTGTTACGATGAAGCTCAAGAACGGGAGCGCCAGGTTGTCGGCGTTGTCGAACGTCGACCCGCGCGTGATGACCGTGGTCGACGCTGCGCGCAGCTCGCGGATCGTCCGCACCGACTTTGGCGTGGTGGTCACGACCACGCGCGGGTCATCGCCCAGGCGCAGGCCAAGCATCAGCATGTCCCACGCCTCGGGGTGGCGCCACACGCCGAGCTCGTCCGCCCACGCGCCATCGTGCTGCGGCCCGCGCAGGCGGTTGGGCTCGTCCGCTGAATACGTCGTCGCCTGGGCGCCATTCGGCCAGGTCAACCGGCGCTTCGAGGGCTCGTACAGGGGGCGGCACCACGGTGGCGAGATCGCCAGGATGCCCGACTCGCCCTCGATCATCACGTCGCGGGCGTCGGCCGCGGTGGGCGCCACCAGCGCCAGGCGGCGGCGGCGGCCGGCCTCGACCTCGGTCCTGACCCACTCGGCACCGGTGCGCGTCTTGCCAAACCCGCGTCCCGCCTGCAGGAGCCATGCTATCCACGGCCCTGGCGGCGGGAGCTGGCTCGGCCGCGCCCAGAACTGCCAGTCGAAAAGCAGGGCCTCGGCCTCGGCGTCGCTCAGCTCATCCAGCAGCCGGGCGCGCTGCTCGGCGGGCAGCGAGCTCATCGATGCGGCTAGCGAGTCGGCTTCTAGCATCGTCCACGTTCACCTCGTGACGCTCAGTCGGCCCGCCGGCGAGGAGCTGGGCGTCCTGGAGGCCATAGTGCATGGCCCCCACCGCTGCGCGCAGCCACTGGGCGGAATCGCGGTCCTTCTCGCCGGGCTTGGCCATGAAGGCACGAGCTTCCTTGACCCCGTCCTCGGCCAGGCCGTAGAACTCGTCGACCAACTGCTTCAGCCGGTCGCGGACGTAGTCGCCGGCTTCTGCAACGGCCTGCGCGACGACCTTTTCCTCCAGGGCCTTGAGTTTTGACGTGCGGCGTTGCGTTACGCCGTTGCGCTGCGCCTCGCCGTTGCTGCAACGCTCCCTGTGCATCCAACAGCGGATCGTCCCCACAGGGATCGAGGTCGCCCGGGCGGCCTCCGCGGCCCCGATGCTGGCAGCAATTGCCATCGCCTTTGCCCTCTGGGCGGCTGAGTATTGCTTCGCGGCAGACATCGCCCTACACCATCCCGCTGTCGCGCGCCATCATGCAAAGCCCCTTGGCGAGGCACTCGACTTGGCGCTCGCTCAGTTCCAGCATGAAGAAATCATCGACTGCATGGATCGCCTCGTGCACCAGCGTTATTTCGGCCCGCGCCGGGCCGTAGGCGGTGGCGACTTTGATGACCTGGCCAGCGTGGTTGATGTGGCCGTAGAGCTCCTTCTCAGGGTGCTCCTTGTCTGGGACACGGTCGTGCTGCTCGACCTGAAAAACCAGGGAGCCGAGCTTCAGGGTCGTCGGCATCAGCACGGTCGCCACCTCCCCGCCCTCGCCAAATGAAGCTGTCAGGGTGTCTAACGCGAAGGAGGATCGTTGTCCTTCAGCAAGTTGTAAAGGTCGTCCGACACCTTGCCGCCGCCACCGCCGATGTATATCCCTTCGAGACCTTCCTGGGCCTTGCCGCCCACGTCGCCACCTCCTCCCCCGTCAAATGAAGAAGCGGCCGTCATCGGCCGCCCTCGCTTGCCCGCCCTTTTCGCTTGCCCACCCGCCTCGCGCCCACCCCGCCCCACCTATCTGACTACCATCATATCACGAAAAGCCGGAAAAAGTGTCTCAGAAACGTCTCAAAAACGTCTCAAAAGTGTCTCAAGATCGTCTCACGCCCCCTGGGCGACATTGGGACGGCGAGCCACCCCCGCGGCGTCGGCCGCCAAAAGGACCTCCTCGCGCAGCCGGTAGACACCGGCGCGGCTCACGCTCATGGCCATCGCCACCGCGTCCATGGCCATGTCCTCGAAGTATCGAAACTGCGTGAACGCCTTCTGTGGCGGGGTCAGGAACAACAGGAAGTACTCTACTGGCTTGACCCTGAACCGGATCTCCCAGCTCTCCTCGACCATCCGCGGCCGGTAGATGCCGACCATCGCCGTGGGGTCGTTGACGCCGCTGTCCTGGACGCCCATAGCCACACCCGCGCGCCCGCCGCGGCCGAACCGTCTTGGCGCCGGCATCGGCGGCTCGGCGAGGTACTCGACCAACCACTCGAGGCGAGCTGTCAGCCGCGGGTACTCGCGCAGCTCGCGCTCGATCTGGCTGGCTCTCACGGGGTCGAGCCTGGGCGTGGGGGTTGCCGCCGCCTCCGCCTCCATCACGCACACCTCCCCCGCCGCCTGGCGACGCGGGCGAGCCCGCGGTCGAGGCGCGCCAGGGTCATCAGTATGACGTGGGCCGCAGGCGACGGCGGCAGTGCCACGCGCCTGGGTGCATACCGCCGGGGACGACGCCGGCGACACGGGCGGCCCCGGTGGCGCGGCATGGTAGCGGCCGGCGGGCGGGGCGCCCCGACGACCTCCGCCCCAGGCGCCGCGACGACCTCGGCGACCGGATCCGCAACGGCCTCCGCAACCAGATCCGCAACCACCTCCGCGGTGGGTGCCGCAACGGCTTCCGAGTTGACCTCCATGGTGACCTCCGCAGTGGGTGCCGCCTCGAAGACGACGTCGGCCGGGGCGAGCTCGGGGGTCGTCGGCTGCGGCGAGGTCTCCGCCAGGGCGGGGGTCGCCGGCGCCGCCGCCGGGGAGAAAGCCACCCCGGCAGCGCCGGCAGGACGACGCGGCCATCGCCGCCTCGAGAACAACGGTGGCCGTATCTCCCGCGTGACGTCGCTCGTCGCCGGCCGCAGCCCACCCAGGCCCGGCTCCCAGGCGTCACCCAGGAGCTCTCGGACCACCGACTCGGGCATCCTCCTGCGCCCGTCGCCGCCCACCCTCGTTGCCCCCCAAAAGAAAAAGAGGCCCTTGGAGAGCCTCTGACGAGCTGATTCTACACCAAGTCGCCAGACCCTTCTTTGGCCAATGGTTCGGTCATTGGAGTGAAACGCTACAGACTGAATGCATTTGACCTATCAAGTACCCCCAACATCGTGTGGCACCCCATCTTTGCTGCTTACCTTGACGGCGCCCAGGTGTGTCACGCCGGCGATTCTGCAGAGCTTCTTGGCTACCTTATCAATTGCCTCATCATCCTCTAGTAGACGCCTGAATGGCACACGAGACAACTTGCAGATCTCGTCGATTAGCTGTTCATCATTGCTGCCCAACCAACGGTTCTGATATGCTGTTCTTGCAGCTTGGTCGAACTCCCGAGCATTCAAGAAGTATCCATCGATGATGGCAGACTCATAACTCGACAAACAGCCGTTCAGCGTCAAGCGATGCTCATACCACAGATCGGGGTATGCCAATACGGGGCTCGGTATGACGGTTGTGGGCTGCTCCTTTAGTAGCGCTTTTTGTCCTAGTACCGTATCTTTGGCGTGCATCAGCTCTATGCCTACCGCTTGCGCGGCACTTCTCATCACCCTCCTGTTTGTCCTGCAACTCTTGACGATATCCCACAACCAAGACGCCATAGCGCCAGCAGCCGCGCCCATGATTGGGCCAATGATCAACTGGAGCCAAGGCGAAGGGCCAGTCATAACTCGAAGGCTGCTTCCGCCGATCATCCAAAGGTCGCTCACCCATCCCATCTCCATTCAGGCAACCTAAGTGTTTGCTGGTCACATCCTTCTCTACTGACCTGTGTTACTCCTTTGCCGATATGGAAAAACCCCGCGCAGAGGCCTCCTCGAGCGCGGGGCGGGCTATTCAGTTGTGCGAGCTGCTCACCGTCCTCGTCTCCTCCTCCCTCATCCCCCCTCTCCCTCCTCTCCCTCACGCCGCGCTGGCGGCGGTCGCCTCGTCCAGCGCCACCAGGTAATCGAGCAACACGCCGCGCGCCGACACGACGCGCCGGCAGGTCGCCCGCGCCTCGTCCACATGGACCGACTTCTCGCCGCGCGGCCAGCACGCACGGTGGTACCACACTGCGAGCTGGTTGAACGTCACCAGGTACGCCTCGTCGCCTTCCAGGACATACTGGACGACGAGGAAGCCCGTGCCGCCGGCCCGGTCCCAGTCCTCCAGCCAGCGCAGCTGAAGGCCTGTCACGGCCGACACCGGCCAGCGCTGCTGCCGCGTCTCCTTGGCGTCGAACGCGATGGCGCGGCCCCTGTACACGCCTAGGAAGTCGACGCACGTCGGCTCATCCACCTTGGCGGTGATGATCTTGCCTGAGCTGCCGCGGATGGGCAGCCAGGCCGTGGGAACCTTGTGCACCAAGGCGATGCCGCGCTCGCGGTAGACCGCGTTGGACTGCTCGAGCACGAGCTCGAGGGTCCTGCCCCGGTTGGCGTGCGGCGAACCCAGGGTCGTCATGGGACTGACCCTCGCTCAGCGCCGGCAACAGCATCGCTGAACAGCACCGTCAACCTCTCGGCAAAGTCGCTCACGGCGGCTTTGAACTCGGCCGGCGGCTCCCACTCCCACAGGCCCTGGTGGCCCTGGGCAGGTATCGGCGTCACCAACTGCAGTGGGTTGGCCAAGTGCCAGGCGTAGCGCCCGGGCGTCCAATCACCGAAGGCGCGCTCCTGGGCCACGGCATCAGCGCTGGCGGCGTTGAACCCGGGCCTGATCTTGTAACAGTTGACGAGCTTGCAGATGACTACCACGCGCCCAAGCGGCAGGGCGCGCGGGTCGGTGATCCCGGCCCGCCGCAGCGCCGACCTGAACGGCTCCTCCGCGCACAACGCCCGGTGCTCCAGGCACAGGGCGGCGCCGGCGTGGATCGCCAGGAGACCGCGGTGCGCAGTGTACCAGGCGCGGGTCTCGAAGTGCTTCTCGCCGGCAGCCACGAGTGAGGCCCACGGCTGCCAGAGGGTGATGGCTTTCATCGAGGACGCCGGGACCGCCTGGTGCTGTATCGTGGCGAGGTTCATTTCGTCGCCGCCTCCTCTGTCGCCGCCGCGCCCTCCCCCGCCACCAGCGCGGCCGGCTCCACCGCGATCAGGCGCACCCGATGGCCGCCGCCGACGGGCTTCATAACGAGGAAGTCCGTCTTGGCGATGATGGCCTGCAACTCTCTCGCGCCGATATAGAGCCTGAGCCGGTACAGTGCGTCGTGGAATTTGCTGGCGCGCATCGTGTCCTGGCCATGCGCCGCGAAGATGGTCCGGATCTCGGCCTGGTACTGCTGCAGCTCCAGCGCGCCCTCCGCGACGCGCAACTCGACGCTCTTACGCTCGGCAAAGTCGGAGGTCCTGGCGAGGGCGCCGACGTGCTCCGCGATGTGCTGCACGCCCTGGGCAATGACCTGCAGCAGGTAGAGCTCGATGTTCTCGCGCGCCCAGTCCTTGCCTGGCGGCGGCGCCAGGTTGAACCTGATGATAGGCTCCTGGGTCATGCGTTTTCCTCCTTCGTCAAGGGGTCGTTGGGCGCGGTCACGGCGGCCGCGCCGTCGTCGTTAGCGGCCTCGCCGGCGGGCGCGCCGCCACTCTCCTCATCATCGCCGCCGTCGCCCTCCTCGTCTTCCTCGTCCCTCGGCGCCGGCCGGCCCATCATCGCGCACATCACGGGCGTGTCCCACAGCGCGTTCGCGGCCCACTCCAGGGCCAGCGCCCAGCGCTCCCACTCACCGAGGTCGTTGAGGATCGCCTGGAGCTTGGGCCAGCCGTCCCCCTCCACCAGGTCCTGCTCGTCCATGCCGAGGTCGTGGCCGCGTGCGCGCAAGAACTCGACAACATATTGGTTTTTCGCGTTGGTACGCCAGTCCCAGGCGACGCCGACGAGGATCACGCCCGCCAGGATCGTAAAGATGCTGATGGCGGCTGGATCTGGATCGCCGGTTGACCCCGCCCCGTCGGTCGCCTGCATAACGGCCCAGTCGTGGGCCTCCTTGGCCTGGGCGGCGGCGAGTTCCTCGCGCTCCTTCTTCACCTTCTCGTCAGCCGCAGCGATCTTGGCGTCCAAGCACTTGGTATCGAGGCACACCGGCGAGGACTCGTTGCCCGGGTACAGCATGACCTGCACGCGGTTGGCGCAGGCCGCGCACTCCGGGATGTCGCCAAGGCCGTAGGAGAGGTGCCGCCAGGCGTTACGGTCCTCGGGGAGGTCCTGGCGCTGCAGGACCACAACGCCTGTCGCTCCGAGCTCCTCCAGGTGGCTCTTTTCAGCCGCCGCCCGGGCCGCCAATGCCTCGTTCTCCTTGCGCTGCCAGCAAGCGACGTCGAGGCAAATGGGTTCCTTGATCTTGCTGCCCGAATACTGGGTGACCTGCCGGGTGCGCCCGCAGTTCGCGCACCCGGCGGCGTCGAAGTGGATGGCGTACTTGCCCAGGTACTTGCCTTTGTACCGCAGGAAATTGTCGATGGCCTCAGCAGCCCCGGCTACCGACGTTTTCTGCGTCTCCAGGTGGTGAGCCGCCCTGACGAGCATCTCCGGCGCCGGCTCCAGCACCAGCAGCGCCATCGCGTGCCCGGGGGTGAGCATTCCACGTGAAATGTGCCCCTGAACCTCTTCGGGGAGCTTGAGCAGCCGCAGCCGGTTGGAGATGTACGGCTGGCTCACGCCGATGCGCTCGCCGAGCTCCTGCTGCGTGCGTTCGTGCTGGTCGAGGAGTTCCCTGAGCCCCTCCGCTTCCTCGATGGGGTCGAGGTCCCGACGCACGAGGTTCTCGACGAGCTGCGCCTCGCGCGCCTGGTGCTCGTCCAGGTCGCGCAGCACCGCCGGTATGTGCGTCAGCCCGGCGGCCCTGGCGGCGCGCACGCGGCGCTCGCCGCATACCAGGACGTAGTGTTGGACGTTGGCCTTGACGTCGACGCGCACTACGATGGGCTGCAGCACGCCAACCCGTTTGATGCTGTCGGTGAGCTGCTCCATGGCGGCCTCGTCGAAACGCTGGCGCACGTTGCGGTCGATGCGGATCAGGTCCAGGGCGAGGTTCAACACTCGCGGCGCCAGCGCCGGCTCGTCGGGCTCGTCGGGCCCGGCGCCCTGGTCGCCCAGGACCTCAAGCAGCTTCGCTCCTTCTGCTGCCGTCATCTGATTCACGCTCCCTTCTGCTCGACTCGCTTCACGTCAGCCATCTCCAGCGCGTTGCGCAGGGCGCGCAGCTCCGGCAGCGTCAACCTCGTGAGGTTGTCCATCCGCCGCCCGGCGAGGTGCACGATCTCGCGCGCTACCTCATTCTTCGCGGTGCGCTCTTGCTTGCTGTTCACCCTCTCCTCCCCCTCCTTCTGATTCATGCCGCCTCTCCGCCGCCGCCGGCGGCCGCCACGACCCCACCCGCCTCCAGGGCCGCCCACACCGCCAGGCCCTCGCGCACGAGCTCGTCCACCCCGGCGGCCCAGCGGGGGTTGCTGGCGTAGCACACGCCGACCGCCGCGAGAGTGACGCCGTGGTAGTAGCGGCCCGCCGGCGTCAGGTAGTCCCCGGCCAGAAGCTGCGCCGTGGCGTCGACGCAGGCGGCGGGGTTCGCGAACGACCGCCCCCGCCTGTAGGGGTCGAGGTCGCCGGCGCCGTATCCCGACAGGTTGCACTTCTCGCGCGCCAGCCTCGACCGCCCCCAGCCTGACTCGTGGATGATGATGGCCGCCAGCACCAGGGCGTTGACGCCGTACTCCTCCTGCGCCGCCAGGATCGCCTCGGGGATGCCGTCCTGGGCCAGAGGCGTGCCGTGAAACCACGCCCTGAGCACGACCAGGGGGACGGCCACCGGGCGCCGCAGGTCCCAGGTGGCGGGGTCCAGGGCCCGGGCGCCGCGGGCGGTCAGGGGCGGCCGGCGGGTCGGCGGCGCCGGCGGCGAGGCCTTGGTTGCCAGGACGGGCCCGCCGGCAACCGTGCATTCGGCCCGCGGCGCCAAGGTGGGCGCTGGCGGCGTGGGTGGCCTGGGCGAGCCGGGCGACTGGGCCGACTCCAGCAGGGCCCGTCCTACGGCCGTCAGCAACACGATGGCCAGCAGCGTCAGCAGACACAGGGCTACTTGGCGGCCAGGCGTCCAGCGCATGGGGCTCATCCCTTCCTTTCCTGGGCGCCGCAGTTCCTCTCTCTCATCAGCCGCGCGACAGCCTCGCTGGCCTGCTGGCGGCGGGCCGCCGTGGCCTCGGTGTCGACCGCGAACGTGACCGTGAGCACATCTCCCTCTTTGGCTTCCGGCGGCAGCTGCGTGCGCAGCAGATTTTCCGTGGACTGCCTGCCGTCGGCCCAGGAGCATTCGACGACCGCCCACCTGCCCTCGAAGCGGTCAATGATGATGAACTGGGGCCTGTCCATGGTCGTCACTCCTTCCTTCACACCTCTCTTCACCGGCTGCGGCCGCTGCGAAGCTGGTAAAGCGCTGCCTCTCGTACCAGCGCCAGCCTGATCCAGTAGGGCAAGGCCTCGCGAGCCATGGCGCAGAAGGCGGCGTTCTCGTGCCACTTGTCGTCGGCCACGGTGACGGGGAAGGTCACCAGGCCGTTGTCGAGCGTCACGGCGATGAGCTTGCCCGCGTCATCAAGGTCAGCGGGATCGGGATTGGGCACCGTGGCGACGCCCACGACATTGCTGCAATCCCTGTCGTCCTCGCAGAACTCGTACCACGGCCCCGGCGTCGCCGCGTCGCAGATGGCCAGGTCGGCCTTCGCGTTGCGCGTTGCTATGCGGCGTTCAAGCCGGGCGAGCTTGACCTGGGGTGCGTCTACCATCTTTCAGCCTCCTCCCTGCTTCTGTTTGAGAGCGAGCAGCGCCGTCCTGTGCGCCCCGCTCCTGCACCGCACGAACCACACGCCGAGTCTCTGATGGAAGCGCACCGCCCTGGGGGACTTGCCTATCGCTTGCGCCGCCTCCACGACCGGCGCCCTGTCGCGCGAGAAGGCGTAGACGGCGCCGTTCCAGCCCTGGCGGATGCGCAAGCCGCCTTCTCGCGCGACATTGGCGCAGTTGCTCAACAACGTCAACGCGGTTGATGTAAGGCGGCTACATTGGCCTCCGCTGCCAGGGCACGGACGATCCAGTACCTCAGCGGCTCGGGCCCCATGGCGATGAACGCGGCGATGGCCGCCGCCTCGGTGAACTGCTCGCGCTCGCCCTTGCCGCCGCGGGGGTCGGCCCCGTGGTCGTACTCGATGCGGTGATGGGGCTGGTACGTCGCGTTGCTCTCCAGGGCCGACGCCATCTTGATGGTGTGGCCCATGACCGCGATCTCGCAGGCGCCGAACTCGTCACACTCCAGGCAGCCGCCCCGGTCGGCGCGCTCGTCGTCTTCACACGGCGCGCCGACGACATCGAGCTCGACCTTGTAAGGACCCGCGGGCACGTTGACGCACAGCGCCAGGTCGGCATTTGCGTCCCGCTTGACGTCCTTGACCTCCTTGCCCTCTGGCTCGTTCACGCTATCACCCTTCCTCGAAATGTCTTTTTGAGCTCATGCACTCGCTGCAGCTCGGCCGGCGTCCGCCCCGCCAGCCGCGCCACCTCGGCCGCGCTGTACACCATCGCCAGCGCGCCGCCTCGCCCCCACCGCCGCCGGCCAGCGTCGTCCACCCAGGTCTCATGATGGGCGTAGAGTATCACCTCGCCGCCCAGGGCGCCCGCTGCGATTGGCGCTGCCCCCAGTGCGGCCTGGAACAGCAGGTCACGCAGGGCCTCCCGGTGGGGCTCAAGCCGGGCGCGATACCCCTCCCAGGCCTCGGCCGGCATGGCGCCGGCCACCAGCTTCGCGCGCTCTGGGGCGCGGCGCTCGACGGCGGCGCCGGCGGCCCTGACCTCCTCCAGGAGCGCCAGGACCTCGGGGGCGCCGCGGGCGAACCACAAGAGGCGCGGCCACAGGCCGTCGGGGTCGCGGGCGGCGGCTGGGGGCGCCGAGGTCTCCTTCTTGCCGGACAGGATGTGACCGTATCGGCTCATGGCCCTCCGCCTTCCTTTCTATGGCAAGTCTGCCAGGCTTTATGTGCTACGTTTTTTTCAGCGTAAATGTAGCGGGTTTGTAGCACCCTTTGTAGCACCGTTTCGTCGCGTCACGACTGCATCCACAACCCCCCGCTACAACGCTACAAGATTTTGACCCCCATATAGGTTTTTGCGCAACTTCTGACCGGGATCACGAGTCGGGCGCCTGCTAAAGAACTTTGGACCCCAAATTCGCGTAGCGTTGTAGCACGCTCTCGGAAACCCGCGTCGCTACTAGCCGGAACCCCGCTACAAAGGGTGCTACATTTGCGCTACATGGACCCCGGAATTCCGTAGCACCCCACCTAGAAATAGGGAGGCGCGGAGCTGGTTTCGCGTTTTGCGTGCTCGGCGGCACGCGCCGCTTCTGCAGTCAGGGCACTTTCTGCCACTTCTTGGATACTGGGAATAGTTGTCTTGGCAAGGTCGACGATGCAACAGCGGCGCTGGGGACCGTCCAGGTGGCGGTTGGCTTCCCCGACATAGTACGGCTCATCCTCGAAATATTTGCGGATCGATGTGCGGTCAAACGGCTCGCGCCCAGTCCGCCGGCGGAAGTGGGTCGCCCAGACGTTGTAGATGCCGGGAAACCACAGGCAGAGCTTGTTTTCGTCGACGTCCACTTTGAGGTAGCGGCCGTCGAGCTCGCGCGTGGCCAGGAGCGCGTTGATGTCGTCCCAGAAGATGCTGAGGGCGTGCTCGCTCTCGGCGGCGCGGCGCACCTCCTGACACGCCTCCAGGACCCAGTGGATGAATCCCTCGTCCTGAACCACGACGGCTTCGAACGCACCGGCGCAGATCGCCCAGTTCTCGGCCGTCCTGTCGCTGATGTCGCGCTCGACGAGTGCCGCCTTGAGCTCGGCGATGGCTCGCAGGACCGGGTCGCGCAGCTCATCGTAGCGCGTCAGGATGTCACGCGTGATGGCTGAGAACTCTACGCAGTGGCGGTTGAGCCAGTTGAACTCGGCGCGGTTCCATTTGTGCGCCGAGAGCTGCAATGGCACCAGGCGAGTGTAAAGTCCGTTGTCCCTTGGCAACTCCTCGCCCGATAGTGCGACCGCCGCGTGAACGGCGAACCCGCGCGCTTGGAACGCGGTCGGCGTCCCCTTGCCTGAGAGCTGACGGTTATAGGCACTGCGGAAATACCCGTCCTTCATCGTCACGCGTGGCTCATTTCGATACTCGTCGAACCAGACGCCGAGGCCTGAATAGTAGCTCAGGGCCCGGGCGATGAAGTTTTGGGTGCTCTCGCTGATGCCATACCCTTCCGTCTCTATGCCAAAAAAGTGCATCAGCCACCTAAGATAGGTGCTCTTGCCGCTCTCGCGCTTGCCGTGCGCGAACAAGATTGGCAGGCACTTGTACTCGCGGAAGATGTCCTCACCGAACAAGCACGCGATGACCCAGCCCATGCCCACATAGGCCTCGTAGCCACCTACAGCGGCGCGCAGCCGGCCGGCAATGGCTACGGCGTCCGCCTTGTGCGCCGACAGCGCCGGGATGGCATCCTCGACTGGCTCATCACGCGGGCCGAGCTGCAAGCTCTGAGGCTTGTACCCCCGCGCGCGGCCGCCGCGTTCGCCCCCGAGCCAGACAATGCCGTCGGTGTCAGGACGGTAGAGGCGACCCTTGTACACGGCACAGTTACCGAAGAGCCACAAGTTGGGTTCAACGCGGCCGATACGGTCGGGCATGAGGATGAACTCACTGCTGTCGCGCAGGAACTCGAGCTGCCAGAGCTCGGTCAGGTCGTTCATCGTACCCATGAAGGTGTAGTTACCGTGGCCGAACGCGAATCGGCGGAACTCGTTCAAGCCCGCCATCTCCCCAGGGTCCAGGGGGAAGACCGTCGAGCGCTCCGAGTACTCATTGACAAACTGCACCATGCGGATGATCCCTTCAGCCGTGACGAACGAGGAGCGGATCTCGATCACGAAGTTCGAAATCACCTGCTCGTAGGTCTGGCCGCCCCTGGTGCGTGTGGCGATGTACTTTGAAAACTCACGGCGCACCGACAGCCTCGACTTGGCGAAATGGCGGTCCACCTGGCGGCGGACGACGATGCTCGCCTCGCCGGGCAGGCCGTCCAGGTACTCGCGCGGCAGCCGGGCGGCGGCGATCACCGCCTCGATGTCCCGGCGCGTGCGGCCCTGGGCCAGGGCGCCGTCGAGGTCGACCTTGCCATTTTGGCGCCACTCGGCCGGCAGCTCGCCGATACGGGCGACCAGGCCCTCGCGGCCCAACTTCCACGCCATGATGTAGGCCCAAGCTTCGGTGCCGTAGCGGTCCTCGGCTTTGGCCTTGTAGTTGGGGAGCGCAGGATCGCCTTTGTCCTCGCTGTCGAACACGATAGTGACGGTCTTGACGCCGTGCTCCTTGAGCAGCGCGACCAAGGCCTCGAAGTACCGACCGCCGAACGAGCTCACGCCGGGCAACGCGATGCCCGGGATGCCCCATTGCTGGAGCGCCATCGTTTTGAACTCACCCTCGCTGAGAACGACAGTTGCGGGTTGCTCCTTGAGCATATAGCGGCAATACGCTTGTATTGCCAGGCCCGTGAGGCCCAGTTTGTGCGGCCGGACGTGGTAGACCGCTCCTTGCTCGTCCAGGTACGGGATGATGACCCGGTCTTCAAGGAGCTGTGGGTTGTGCTGGCTGTGTCCGCTAAGAGTGACCATTAGAGCTGCGTTGAGAAGGGTAGCTTCACCAAAACTTGCTGCGAGTTGAGTGAGTATCTCTACTACGTACGTGCCACCGGAGCGAAGCCTGAATGTCTCGATGGTTGTTTGGGTGAATCCGCGCTTCTGTTTGAGCTCCTGCCGATGGGCATCCGTCAGGGTCAGGCGCCGAACGAACTCTTCGTACACCGCCGCCGCGTCCGCATCGCGCGCCGGGTCCGTCGCCTTGGACTCGGCGGCCGCGGGCGTCCGTTGCGCGGTGCCTGGGACTGATGCTGCCGCCGTCGCTGCCCCGGCCTTGGGCTTAACTGTCTTGGCAACGCGCGGCTTGGGCTCGGGCCTCACCTCCATGCCAGCCATCTTCATCACCTCGCGGAAGGCGGCACCTGTCGGGAGCTCGCGCACCTTGCCCACGAACGTGATGATGTTGCCGCCCTCGCCGCACTTGTGGCACTTCCACAAGCTGCTCTTGACGTTGATGCCGAAGTGCGAGCGGTCATTGCACAACGGACATGAGCACTGCTCGAGCTGATCCCCCCGCTGCCGGCCACCCTCGACCCCGGCGGCGCGGACGATGTCGATGATGTTGAGCCGTGGCAGCAGTTCCTCGAGCCGCACCCCCGCCCCCACCGCCCCCACCTCACCCTCGCGTCCTGCGACTACGGCCCGACTGGGAACCATCCGCGCGCGAACGCCAGGGCCACATGGGCGGCAAGGTAGAACATTGCCGCCGCGATGACCCACCAGACCCAAGCGGGCCGATTCCCGCCGAAAAGCAACTTATCGTCAAGCCGGTCGAACGCCGTGGCCCAGCTGCCTTTGGCCCCGCAAGGCTTGTCCGCCTCCGCCTCGGCCGAGGCCTCAGTTCGCTGGCCGTCAACGTCCACTTGGATGTTCATGCCTGGCCCTCCCCGCTGCAGTGGCCCGTCGCCGCCGTGCTCGTCGCGCCGGTGGCCGCGGCCGCTGGCTCCGTTGTCGCCGTGCACGGCCCGGTCGCCGTCGTCTCCTGCATGGTCTCGCCCTCCTTCTTCTCCTCGCCCCGCAGCCGCTCGGCCAGCTTCGAGTACCGCTCGGCGATGCGGTCGTTGTTGACCGCCCGCTTGATGGCCTCGGGCTGGCACACGACCACCAGGCGCTGGCGCGCCCGCGTGAGCGCAGTGTAAAGCAAATTGCGTTGCAGCATGATGTAGTGGCTGTTCGTCAAGACGACGATCACCGTGGGCCACTCGCCCCCCTGCGCCTTGTGAACGGTGGTGGCATAGGCCAGCACCAAGAGGCTCAGGTTGTCGGCGACGAACGAGACCTCGCGCCCGCCGTGCTGGTCCTCGAACCACACAGTCACGCTCGAGGGGTTGTGGCGCAGCCCGGTGACGACGCCCAGGTCGCCGTTATAAACGTCCAAATCATAGGCGTTGTGGACCACCATGACCTTGTCGCGCAGGCGGTAGCTCGTCGCGCCGGCGCGCACCTCGTCGCCACCCGGGACGGCGGGGTTGGCGAGGTCGCGCACGACCTGGTTGAGGCTCGTGACGCCGGCGACCCCGCGGCGCATGGGCGCGAGGACCTGGTAGCCCAGCGGCCCCAGGGTGGCGTGAGCAGTGACCGCCGCCTCGACCGCCCGCGCGGCCGCCTCTTCCTGGTCGGCGACGAGGACGACCTCGACGTCGTCGCCGGTCACGAGGCTCGGCACCTGGCCCGCCCTAACGAGCTGCGCCCACAGGCTGATCTCGCTGCCCGCCTCCTGCCGGTACGCGTAGTCGAGCTCGATTACAGGCACCGCGCCCGAGGCGATGACGTCGCGCAGCACGCTGCCTGGGCCGACCGAGGGGAGCTGGTCGGCGTCGCCGACGAGCACGATCCGCATGTCGGCGCGGCACGCGCCCAGCAGCCGGTCGGTGAGGTCGAGGTCGCACATTGAGACCTCATCGACGATCAGCAGGCCGCCGGGCAGCGGGTTGCTCTCGTCGTACCTGAACTCGCCGTTGACCCCAAACCCCAGCAAGCGGTGGATCGTCCGTGCCTCGAGCCCCGTCGCCTCGCCCAACCGCTTGGCGGCCCGCCCCGTGGGGCTGGCCAGGTGGATAGGCCGCCCGGGCTCGAGCTCGTGGTACGCCTGGCAGATGGCCCGCGTCACGGTCGTTTTGCCGGTGCCAGGACCCCCGGTGATGATCGAGACGCGCCGGCCCAGCGCCGTCTCGACGGCTACACGCTGGCGCTCGCTCAGCGTGACCTCCTGGGCGGCCGCGGCGCGCTCGACGGCCTCGCGCAGGGCGGCGGCGTCCTGGTCGACGGGGTAGCACTGCAGGGCCTGCAGCGCGGCCGCGACCCGCACCTCGGCGTCGCGCAGCCACATGGGGTAGATGGCGTGGCCCTCGCGCACGAGTTTGCCGGCCCCGCACAGGCGGTCCACCGCCGCCGCGATGTCGCGCACCCCGACCGCGGGGCCCAGAAGCTTTTTGCTGCGCCCCACGAGGTCGCGCGGCCGGAGGTAGCAATGGCCCTCACCGCTGGCGGCGTCCTGGAGCAGGTAACTCGCCCCTGCCTCGACCCTGAATGGGCTGTCGGGCGCGATGCCCGTCGAGCGCGCGATGACGTCCGCGCGTTTGAAACCGATACCCCAGACGTCCTCCGCGAGGACGTAAGGGTTCTCGCGCACGACCTCGACCGCGCGCGCCCCGTAGATTTGATGGATGCGCGCGGCGGTCGCCGGCGAGCAGCCCTGTGTGCAGATCAGCGCCGAGAGCTCCGCCAGGACGCGATTGGACGTGATCGCCCTGGCGATCTCCTCGCGCTGGTCGGGCGTCAGGCACTCGACGCGCTCGAGACAGGCGGGGTCTGCCTGGAGCTGGTCCAGGCAACCCTCGCCCAGGGCGTCCACGATGCGGCCGGCGCGTGCCGGCCCGACGCCCTCGGCGATACTCGCCAGGTAGGCGATGATGCCGCGGCGGTCGCTGGGCATGACCATCTCAGCCGCGGTGAACGTGAACTGGCGGCCGAACTTGGGGTGCTCGCGCCAGGCGCCGCTGAACGCGTACTCGTCGCCCTCGCGCGCCCGCAGCAGGTGGCCGACGGCGATCGCGCCCTCGGCCTCGCCGGGGCCGTCGAGGCGGAGTACGCAGTAGCCGGTATCGGGGTTGCGAAACCTGACCTGCGCGATGCGGCCGCGCAGCGCCTCGGTCGAGGTCTGCAGTGCCAGAGCCCCCTGCTGCATGGCGGTCATGGGGTTTCGCTCCCCGCCGCCGGCCGGCGGAACCGCCGCCACAGGAGAAACGCGCAGGCGGCAACGTCCACCGCTTCAGCCGGCGCCTCCGCCTGGGACGTCCCGAAGAGTTCAAGGACTTCGGTCCCGAGGCGGATCGTGTGCTCTTTAAGGGTCATATCTGCGTAAGAGTCGCCGTACTGCGGCTCCTTGGCCTTGATCTTGGCCGCCACCTCGGCGGCGAACGCCTCAAGTTCCTCCTTGAACGTCACGCCGCCTCGCCCCCCATCTGCTCCCTGGCCGCCCCGATGCGGCGCAGGGCCTCGGCGACGACCTCGGCCGGCAGCCCCTCGCGGCGGGCGATGTCGTCAATGATCTGCTGCACTTCCAAAAACGTTGCCTCGCCCTCGGAGGTCAGGAGCGCCAGGAATTTGCTGAGTTGCTCCTCGCGCGCCGCGGCCGCCTCGAGGTGCTCGCGCGAGAGGACCTCGTGTCCGGGCCGCGCGCATTTCACGGAAATAAGCTCGGCCTCGGCGCCCCCGTAGCCGATGGTGAGGCGGCATACCTGCACGGCGCGCTCGATCTCGGCGGGGTGCGCCGTCAGCCGGGCCAGCGCGCCGGGGTTGATGGCCAGGAGCTCGCCCCGCTGGTTGGCCGCCTCGAGGCGGCGCACGCCGAACCCGAGGTGCTCGTGGCCGACGACCAACACGTCAGGGCAGCGCGGGCTGGCGGCGACGTCGCGCAGGAGGGTGTGGCGCAGGTCGAAACCGGGCGGTTCCTGCAACAACATGCCGTGGGCGACCAGGATCGAGAATGCATCCGCCGGCCTATCCGTCAGCGCGTCCTCGGGGACGAGGTAGGCGCCGGGGCCGCGGTCGGTCTCGGCGTCATAGTTGCGCCCGAACAACAACACGCAGCCCAGGCCGTGGGCCGCGGCGTTGCCGTCGTACGGCTCGGCGCCCAGGCGGCACACTAGGCCCACCCGCTCCAGGAGTCCAAACGCCGACCGCGGCAGCGTCTCCGGGTTGGCGCCGTATATGTCGTGGTTGCCGGCGATGGCGTACACCCGGCAGGGCGCCTCGTGCAGCAGTGCCGCCAGGTCGCCCAGGGTGGAATACGCCAGCCCGGGCGAGTCTGTCACGTCCCCGGGAATGATGATGCCGTCGGCTTGGCCGGCGCGCGCCAGGGCGTAGGCCTCGCGCACCTTGGCGGTCAGCGACGCCTTGAAGTCGTCGGTGCGGGCGCGGGGGTTCGAGCCCCTGAAGTGCCAGTCCCCGGCGATCAGAAAGCCCAACTGTGCGCTCATGCCGGCGTCACCTCGCTTATCCCGCCCGCCTGGCTGACCCTAAAGGCGCGGTCGGCGGCCTCGGCCAGGGCGGCGTTGTGGGTCACCATGACGACCTGGCGGCCGGTGCGCTGCGCGTAGGCGCGCAGGAACGCCGCCAACGCCGGCGCGTACTCGGCTGAGATCATCTTGCCCGGCTCGTCAAGGATGACCGGCCCGCCTGGGCGCGGCCGCGACAGCTCCAGGAGCGCCAGGCGCAGCGCCAGGCTGACCACGTCGACGATGCCGCCGCCGCGCGCGTCCTCCGGGGCGCCCGCGACCTCGGTCTCGCCGTAACGCGACACCACCCGCCAGTCAGCCGCCGGCCGGCCGCCGAGGTCACGCAGCTCGATCTCGAAGCGCAGGCCGTCCTCGCCGAAGATGCTCTGCAGGGCCGCGGTCACGGTCTCTTCAAGGCGGCGCTGCAGCTGGATGCGGGCGAACTCGCTCACGCGGCCCAGGAGCGCCTGCACCTGGCGCCAGAGATCGACGGACTGGCGCACGCCGGCCAGCTCGTCCGCCGCCGCGGCGCGCTGCTCCTCGAGCACGGCGCGGGCTCCGCGGCCCTGCTCGAGGCGGGACCGCGCGTCGGCCAGCCTGAACTCAAGCTGCGTGCTGGTCAGCGCCATTGCTTGTCGCCGCCTCTCCCTCCTGGGCCTGGGGCTCGGCCAGGAGCTTCTCCGCCTCACCCAGGAGGCGGTCGACGTCGGTGCGCAGGTCGACGATGGTCTGGGCGAGGTCTTCGGGCTTTACGCCGAGGGTTTCAAGCTCCTTGTTGATCTCGCCCGCCTGCTTTTCGAGGCTCTCCAGGGTGGCCTGGGCACGCGCAAGCTCGGTGCGCCCCCGCTCGATGGACGTTTTGACGGCGCCGAGGCGCTCACTCGGGGACTGCGTCGCGGTCGTCATGGTCACGCAACCTCCTCTACTCGCACCCCGGTTGCCGGGATCGACTGCCCGCACGTCGGGCAGCGCCTCAGCCTGACCAGGGTGTCATTGTATTCGCGGACGGCGGCAGCAAGGCTCGTGCCTGCCGCCTCCTGGGTGACGTAGGCCGCAGCTGCGGCCCTGGCGTTCTGCTCGCGCCGGGCGGCCAGCGAGGTCACGGCCGCCAGCCGGCCGGCCGCCGCCTCGGCCTGGACGAGCGCGCCGGCGGCGGTGCCCAGCCCCCGCCAGCGGGCGACAGCGCGATAGCCCTCCGCGATCTGGGGCGCTACGTCCCGCCGGGCGAGGGCCACGAGCGCCCGCCCGCGGTCGATCGTCGCGGCCGCCCGGGCAACGACCTCGGCGGCGCGGTCGACCCCGGCGTGGCGGGATATGGTGCGCCGGGTGACAGACCAGTACGCCGTGATCTCGAGCTCCGCCAAGCGGAGGCGCGCCAGGCGCTCGGCCCGGGCATGGGCGGCGGTCGCGGCCTCGTAGCTGCCGGCCGCCTCCTCGACGCCGGCCCAGCGCGCCGCCGTCCGCCCCGCCGCGGCGCGGTCGACCTCGATCAGCGCCAGCCGGTTGCGCAGGCCCGCGAGGCTGGCGGCGCGCTCCATGCCAGTCGCCACCCGGGCGGCGCGGTCCTCGGCGGCGGGGAGCTTCCGCCACCGGGCGACGGCTCGCCCGCAACGCACAGTCTCCGCCTCGACGTGGGTGAGCCTCGTGGCCAGCGCCTCCAGGCGCCCCAGCCGCTCCTCCGCCGCCCGCACCTGTCCCAGGATGCCCTGGAGCGCCGCGACCCGGGCGGCCAGGTCGTCGACCCAGGCGTAACCCGCGACCTGGGCTTCGAGGTCGGCGACCCGGGCGGCCAGGCGCGTTTGCTCCTGGCCGGCGCGGTGCAGGTCGGTGTTGAGCGCGCGCGCCGCTACGTCGATCTCCTCCGTGCCGGCGAGCTTGCCCAGCACACGGGCGCGCGCGCCGGCCGACACCGCGCTGCCCAGGAAGGGGCCGTCGAGCTGCTCGCTGAGGTTCAGCGTCAGCGTGAGGTCGGCGATCTCGACCGCGCCCACCCCGGTGTGCTCCCGCACCTCCAAAGGCACCGCGGTGCCGAAGCCCTCGAAGACCTGCTCCGCGCCGCCGGCGTCCACGATCTTGTAGCGGTTGACGCCGCCGCGGGAACGCTCGCGCACGACGCGGCTGCCGTCGGCGTAGACAGCCGCGACGACCGCGCGCGCCGCGCCGACCCGGACGTAGTCCACGCCCTGCGGGCTGTTGTAGAGCAGCCACTTCAGCGCACGGATCGCCGCCGTTTTCCCGCAGTCCGTGGGGCCCACGAGGACGGTCAACTGCCCTGCCGGTGCGGGGTCGACGCGCGAGCGGTGGTGGGACTGGAAATCCTCGACGCTGATGCTCTCGATCTGGTTCACGCCCTCAACCTCCTTGTGTGGGCGGGGCCTGGGTACTGGTCCAGGCCCCGCCCGGATGGATGCTAGAACGGGTCGCTGTCGTCGGTCGCTGCGGCGGCGCCCGTCGCGGCAGCCGCCCCTCCGCCGGCGTCCACCGCGTCGTGGCCGTTGTTATCTACGTCGCCGTCGTTCTTGTAGTCGGCGGCCTGCACGCCGATGGCCCGCATGTAGGGCCGGAGTTTTTCGGCGTACTGCTTGACCTTGACTGCCTCGGCGGGTTCGATGTCCTCCGTCCGCGCGAAGGTCGCCTGGGAGTAGGGGATACCGGCGGCGTTGGCGACCTTGGTAAGGAAAACCTTGGTGATCACGGAGTAGAACGGCTTACCACGAGTGGTGAGCTGCTGCGCAAAGCGTCGGAACGGCTTGAGCGATGTGGGCGGCAGCGCCAGCAGCAGCGGCAGTATCTCGCCGGCGCGCAGGATGTATACCCTGCGCAGGTTCTTACACGCTTTGCCGCGCTCGCCGCCGGCGGCGCCGTCCTCCCGCGCCTCGCTGCCCCAAGCATTAAGCGGGCAGGTGGCGCAGGCCCCGCCCGGGTTGCCGACGCCGGCGACGCCGTCGAGGGCCGAGCACTGCGGCGGGTTGTTGCCGCCGCCGTACTTCCCGGGGAAGTAGGCGTTGACAGCGTGATGGTTCAGGATGACGCCGACGATCTCGGTTTCCGTCGTCGCCCCCTGGTCCGACGGCAGCTCGAACGCGAGTCCGCCGCCCGCTGGGATCGTGATACGCTCGAACTCCACGGGCATGTCCTTGAGATTCGCCTGGACCACTTCAAGTGCGCCAGCCGTGTCGTCGAGGACGGCCAACTTAAACCCGCCTTCGCCCCCGGCCCCGTCGCCGACAAGCGCGATCTGTGTTGCAGCACCCTGCCCCTTTGCCGCCACGATGATAACCTCCCTGATTCGCCGGGGCCGCGCCCCGGCTAGAATGGTTCCTGTTTCTTGCCTTGCACCACGTCGGTCTTGGCCTCGGAGACATCGTCGGCATCCTCGTCGGCCTCGGCCAGGAGCGCGAGCTCGGCCGCGGTCAGCCGCGCGACGACGCGGTAGGCGCGGAACAGGTCGATGAGCTCGTCGAGCCGGCCCTGGTGCTCGGCGAGGTCGTTAGTCGCCGCCTGCAAGCTACGGCTGTTGACCAGCCACGCCGAATCGCTGGCCCTGCGGCGCACGAGCTCGGCCGCCCGCGCCTCGGCGTTCGAAAAGAGGGGCTTGCCGTTGCCGTTCATCTCAGCGGAGATGGCCAGGCTCAGCTCTGCCTCGGCGAGGCCGACCTTGTCCTGGGCGTCGTCGACCCGGGCACGGTACTGGTTGACCACATATCGCGCCTCCGCGATGCGCGCCGGCAACGTCCGCAGTTCCTGCCTGATCGCGGCTGTCTCGTACTGAGCCAGCAGCCTCTCTACGCCTTTCACGCTCCCTGGTCCCCCCTTGACCCCGGCTGGCGCCGGGGTGTATGATGGATGCGAAGCATTCAGCTATGCGTCCCGGTCTGGGGGCCGGCGGGGTCCATCCGCCGGCCCTCGTCTACTTGATCCCCAGGGCCTCAAAGAGCCGTTCCGTCATGGTCCCTGCCACCGCCGCCCTGTTCCGCTCGGCCCGCCAGCCGTCCAGGACCATGCGCGCGACGAGTGATGCGGCGTAACCGCCCGTCACCAGGTCCTCGATGAGCGCGTCGAACAGCCCCTGGGCCTCGACCTGGCCGCGCCGCAAGAACATGTCGTAGTTCGGGTCGCCGCCGTCAGTGACTTCGAGCGCGCAGGCGATCTCGGCGACCGCACGTCCCGTCGTCTCGAGGTCATATTGGTTGATGGCAACACCGTGCGAGACCTTCACGCCGCCACACCCCCGATGCTGACCAGCACGGGATCCAGCCTCAGCCGCATGACGCTCAGGTCGACAAGCTCCCTGTCGACGACCGGCGCCTCGAGCTCATGAGCGCAGCGGTCGGCGCGGCCCACCTGCCATTCTTTGCATGGCTGGCCGCGCCTGCATTCGGCACAGTCAATCGTGATCATCAAAACCCGCTGGCTGTCCAAGGTCGCCACCTCCTCCCTGCCCCGTCGAACACTCGAACACTTGTTGCCTACGCACTCTTCTTGGCCGCCACCGCCCCTCGGGCGGACCAGTAGCCGCGATCCAAGAGCTTCTGATTATGTAGGCGGCGCGCCTCGGCCAGCAGAGCCGTCCCAAAACGCCGGGCGAGCTCGCACTTGAGGGCTACGGCCGCGACCAGGACGTCCTCGATCTCGACGGCTGCCTCGAGCACGGCCCGGCGGTCGCGCGCGTCCAGGTCGCCAGGAGTGAGCTTGTTGACGAGCCGCAGCGCCGCGAGCTTCCCCTGGGCCTCCTCGGCCTCGGCAACGAAAACCGCGCGCTGGACGACGGGGTGGTAGTCGACGCCGTCAAGCCAGGGCATCCCGGCCAGGATGCCGGTGCCGCAGGCGGTGCAGGCGAGGACGCGCAGGCGCGGGGAGCCGATGAGTTCAATGGTCCGCTCCAGCACCCCCGGCGGCCACTCGCGCTGGCCGGTCTCGTACAGGCCGTAGGCGGCCCGGCTGACGTGGAGCTCGCCGGCCATCTTCTCCTGGCTCTTGCCAGCGGCCTGGCGCTCCTCGGCTATCGCGGCCAGGAGGATGCTGCGGGCGTTGCTGTATTGCACGATGGGTATCACCTCCTTTGGTGCTTCATGCTGGATACTGATACCAACTTCCGCCGCCACGCCCCGCGTGCTATGCTGATTTGGCGGGGCGGGCGGAAAGGCGCACGGCGATCCGCGCAAGCACGCACAGGGCGGCGAAGACGTCAGGCGACGCCATCGACGATGGCCTCCTCGGGAGCAAGCTGAGCATCCATGTCGCACTGCGGAACATCGCAAGGCGCAAAAAGGTGTTCTACGGTGGTGCCGAAAAATTGCGCGATGCGGACTGCGTCTGCCGTTCTGGGGGTGCGGCGCGAGCGCTCGATGTTCGCATAATATGACCGGGAAAGCTTAAGCGCCAGGGCGACATCAGCTTGGGTGAGCCGCCTGTCTCGGCGTAGCTCGGCGAGTACTCGGTTCACTGGCCCACACCTCCGATGTTCCGCTTTGCGACTTAATTATAATGTTCCGTACCGGAACTTGTCAAGGGGTTTTGCGAAGAAAAGTTCCTTCGCGCCACAAACAGTTGCACCATGGAACACGTCCTGCTATGATCGACCCAGGAGGTTGATGCGGTGAGTACGCTCGCCCTGCGACTAAAGCAGTTGCGGCTGGAGGCCGGCTGGACACAGAAGGAGCTGGCCGAACGGCTGAGGATTGGGCGGCCCACCGTCGCCGGCTACGAGGTGGGGAAACGCGAGCCTGACTCACAGATGCTGGGGAAAATGGCCGACCTCTTCGGCGTGTCAATTGACTACCTCCTCGGCCGCACCGAGGTCCGCGGCTCCATCCAGACCGCCGCCACCTCCCGCTCTGACGGCTACGACAAGGAACTTCCCCCTGCGGCGCTCAAGTCCATCGAGGAGTTCAAGGAGTTCATCCGGCGGAAGTACGGCCCGAAGAAGGACCCAGAAACAGGCAAATAGCCAGGCTGACAGAGGTGACCTTCAATTGTCACCACGGGGCGGCTGTTGGACCTGGCCGATCAAGCGGGCGTCATCGTAGAATTCCATCCCTTCGCCGAGCCCTTGCTCGGCTACTACTTTGCTGAACCACCACTACCGCCCACCATCGGCCTGAATGCCACCCTCCCGACCAATGAGCGCCTCATGCGCTGCGTCCTGGCAGAGGAGCTGGGGCACCACTATACCTCAATCGGGGACCACGTGGCGACGCCGTACCGGACGTACCTGGGGCGTGTGCTGCTGGGCCGCACCGAGAAACGCGCCCTGGCCTGGGCGGCCGAGGCGTTGATGCCCAGCGTCTCGCTAGGCGAGGCCCTGGGACAAGCTCACAGCATCCAGGAGGTTGCGGAGGCGTACTGGGTCACGCCGGGGTTCGTCAGGGCGGTGCTCGAATTGCCGTTCTACCAGCATTTTCAGGCGCTGGAACGGTGGAAACTCGCATGAGGGGAGAGGATATGCAAGTGCCCGAGGAGAAAGAAGCCGGGGCCGGCGAGGTCGTCGCCAAGCCCGAGGCCAAACCCAAGTCCAAGAAGGTGTCGAAGGGGTGCGCGATTGGGTGTGCCTTTACGCTCCTGGTGGCCGTCTGCATCGTGACGGCGGCCGTCCTCAGCGGCGGGAGCGACACCACGCCGGCGACGCCGGCAACGCCGGCAAGTTCGCCTGCGCTAACGCCAGCGCCGACACGCGTGAAGCATCTGACTATCACGGTTGACTCCGTCAAGCACGAGTGGGGTTTCCTGACCATCGCCGGTACTGTCGTCAACGATGGCGACGAGGCAATCTACAACCCCACGTTGCATCTAACGGTGTTTGATCGAGCCAACGGGGCCCTTGTGGCCGATGAGGTCGAACATCCGGTCGGTCAGTTCCTGGAAGATATGCCGGTCCACCTCCGGTGCGCCTTCAAATTCATGGTCCTTCTCTCCGAAGAAGGACAAACAATCGAATGGCAGATCATCACCGACAACTGCTCCAGCAACAGGGTCACGTCGGAGTAGGACAACTGAGGTGACCGGAGGCAATGGTGTCGAAGCGCGCGGACAACACAACAAACCAGGGGCCGGCGCGCGCCGGCCTGTACCTGCGCGTCTCGACGGACGAGCAGGCGCGTGAGGGCGTCTCGCTGCCTGCCCAGCGCGAGGCGCTGGTGGCATTCTGTCGCTCGCAGGGGTGGGACGTCGCCGAAGTGTATATCGATGACGGCTACTCGGGGAAAAACCTCAAGCGCCCCGCCATGCAGCGCCTGCTGCAGGATGTCGCCGGCGGCCGCCTCGACCTCGTGCTGGTGTACAAGCTCGACCGCCTCAGCCGCCGCCAGCGCGATGTGCTCCACCTCCTGGAGGAGGTGTTCGAGCCCGCTGGCGTAGGGTTCAAGAGCGCCACCGAGCCCTTTGACACGTTGATCCCCTTCGGTAAGGCCATGGTCGGTCTGTTGTCGGTCTTCGCGCAGCTCGAGCGCGAGACCATCGCCGAGCGCGTGAGGATGGGCAAGCGCGAGGCGGCTCGCCAGGGGCGCTGGCACGGCTCGGGCCGCGTCACCTACGGCTACCGCAAGGCCGCCGGCACGCCGTACCTCGTGCCCGACCCGGTCACGGCGCCCGTGGTGCGCCGTATCTTTCAGCTCTACATCGGCGAGGGTCTGGGGCACGACACCATCGCCCAGCGCCTGACCGACGAGGGCCACCCTCCTCCCCAGGGCGCCAAGCTGGGTTGGCACTGCGCCACCGTGCGCTACATCCTCAAAAACCCCATGTACGCCGGTCGCTCGGTCCACCTGGTGCACAGCGCCCGCGAGGTGTACCCCGGCAAGCACGAGGCCTTGGTGACGGAGGCGACCTGGGCGCGCGCCCAGGAGACGGCCCGCGAGCGCAAGGGCGGCTGGGCGCCCAAGCGCGCCGCGCTGCTCTCCGGCATCCTGCGCTGCGCCGAGTGCGGCGGGCGGATGCGCTCGAAGCGGGCCTGGTCGAACTACCCGGATCGGCCAAAGAAGCACCTGCGACACTACGTCTGCTACAATCACTTGGGCGAACCCCGCCACATGGTGACGGCCCCCTGCCGCGCCGGCTACCGCAACGGCCCCCGGGTCGAGGCGACGTTCATGGCCGCCCTGGGAGAGTACGTCGCCGACGAAGCGATGGCGGAGCAGGCGGTGGCCAAGGCGGTGGGCGAGCTGGGCGCGGCTGGCGGCCGGCTGGCCGACGACCTCGCGGAGGTCGAGGCGCGGCGGGCCGAGATAGCCAAGAAGCTAGATCGTTGGTACGCGGCGTTCGAGGACGAGACATTGGACCTCGGCGACCTCAAGGGCCGGGTCGCTACCCTCCAGGAGGAGGATCGCCAACTGCGCGCCAGGGCCGACGAGCTGCGGGTCGCCCTGGCCGCCGGCGACCGCCTGGTGGCGCGGGCCGAGGAGGTCAGGGGGCGGCTGCGCGATGTGGCCGGACTGCTGCCGCACGCCACGGGCGACGAGCTCTGGACGATCATCCACGGCCTGGTGCGCCAGGCCACGGTCGACCGCGAAGGCAGGATCGTCGACATCCAGTTTCTCTATCAGTAG